GATGTAGCTCCGTCTCGTGGGCTCGGAGATGTGTATAAGAGACAGCTTTATATCTATTTCGGGTTCCTTTTCCAACATAGAATATCTCGTTTGTATCAATTACATACCATTCGTAAACATAATACATTATAATTTACCTCCACAATTTATATACTAATTATACATTATTTTAATGTGAAAGTAAATGCAAACTTAGATTTTCCAGCAATTCTCCCGATTGCTAACACATATTACTATGCGTAAGTGCCTACTGTGTTTACTTTTTTGGTAAACAGATTCTTTATGGCTTTAAAGAATCTATTTAAGCACTGAGCTAATTGGTTTTGCAGAGCGTTTGTATTTTGCATATTGGCTACGGTATCAGCGTTGATAGCCTGCTGAATGCCATATCCAGTCTGCATGATGTTTGTGTTGATTCCGTTGAATCCAGTTAACATGCTATTGTTGACTGCGTAGAATCCGTCACAAAGACCATTGTTGATTCCGTCTAACTTTCCAACAATCGCTTGGTGATCAAAACCGCGCTGAATTGCGCTATCTGTGTAGGCTGCCGCGGTAGAACCCATTCCACCACCGTTGTTGCCCCAGCCACCGAAGCCATTGCCCCAGCCGAAAATGGCGAAGATCAAAACGATCCAAATAAGCCCCCAGCCGTTGTTGCCCCAGCCACCGCTGTTGTTGCCGTTACCATCAATGCTAGCCACTAATGGTACACTACAGTTTCCTGAGTTAAACATACTATTTACCTCCGTAATAATTTTTTATATACATAATCTTGCGCAAGAATTAGTATCATGTTTTTATTGCATTCCAAGCTGATTTTTTATCTGGCGAACTGCATCATCAACATTTATCCCTTTTTCTTTGCAAAGGTTGCGAGCTAATTGTTCTACACCCTTTGTATCACCTTTATTTGCCATATCCATAGCATTTTTTAAAATAGGATTACTCATAGCTTGGCTGTTTCCAGCCATCTGCTGCAAAAACTGCTGTGGATTCCTCATGGCTTGAAATAGCTGAAATGGATTATTCATTCTCGTTTGCCTCCTTCTTTAAGCCTCCGGACCTTTTAGGCACTATTTTAGGCATCAGTTCATCAAACTTCTTTTCGAGGCTATCAAATCTTGCCATAAATGCCTCTGTAGCCTCGTCAGATAGCCCCATTTTCATTTTGGACATGTCGGCTGAACTATTCGCCGCATTTGGCTGTGAAGCTGTGTACGGCTTATATACAATCGTTCTAATGGTTCCATCTGCATTCCATGATTTTGTATAGATCTCTGACATGTCTTGCTTTGGGAATACGGCAACTGAACCGTCCATAGGTACATCGTTCGCAGTAATTTGTTCGACAGCTTGCACGACCTTTCCGTTCAATCCAGCCTGCTGCTGTGGCTGAATGCTTTGCTGCTGATTAAAAAGCGGCTGGTTTTGCTGCAGATCATAACGCGGCTGCTGATATTGATACGGGTAATAACTATTATATTGGCCATACATTGTCTGTTGGTTGTACGGTTGATACATCTGATTTGGTATCGGCATCGTCGATTATCACTCCTTCCTCGTCAAGAACCTCTCCAATAGCCTGAATCATTGCTGATTGATACTGCATTGGAATCATACATACATCTGGTCTTTCAAATATTTTAGTTAAAAATGATTCAGGAAACATCATTCACACCTTCCTTCCTCTTATTCTGACTGTATTGTGCCATAAAAATAAGATGTAAAAACGACAGGGATACGACATGTTAACGACAAAAAGAGCTGCCAGATAAACTGACAACTCTTTTAAAGAATATTTTACTGTAAATAAATGTCAACTATTGTCAAATAAAGTTAAATAATGTAAAGAAATGTAAAATACACTATTACAACATCTGCAATTCCTCTCCTGTGTCCTTTGATGTGAGTTTGATAGAGACGTCGTATCCTAATGCTTCGGATATCTGGCGTATATCACTTTCTCTAAAATTATTTAATCTAAGCTTTTTGGACACGTTAGATTGAGAACACCCTAACAGTTTTGCAAGCTGAACTCCGTCCATCTCTTTCTTAAACATTATTGTTTTTACAATGTTCGAAAATGTGTTTTTGCTTTCCATTTATTCACCTTCCTCCTTCGGTTTAAGATCTGCCTTGTAAGAGCTTAAATGTTCTTCTATAGTTTCAAGACTATTGGATTCCTCTGGAATCAATCGGTTGAGATAATATAAAAAAGAATTATAAGCCTTTGCTGCGCAATAATACTTTTCCTTGCCATTCACCGTAACTATTCGACCTCTAAATGATGTCGGGGATGCATTATCAATTAAAGATTTAGAAAAGTCCAGTGCAGACTGCTTGACCATTCTTAGAAAATATTCAAATGCGGTGGCGCTTGATGAAAGAAATCTGGACCAAATCAAATCTAGGTTACTAGAAAACTCATATTTTTTAAGTTCAGTCGGATTCTGCTTGCCACTAGCCATCTGAATATTGTAGGATAATACACCAATTTCATTTGTGATATAACGGCACAGTTCAATGCCAACAGATATGTAATCTGCAAAGTTAGGATCAAGATTTGCTGTAAATCTTTTTGAACATTCATCAACAAACCTCATTAACTTGGAATCATACACCATTCCACAGGTCTGAAAGCCTGCATTGCCAATTCCAATTAAGCGCAACCATGTAGCAGTATCTTGATTGTTGCAAAGTATCTTGTCGAGTAGTTGCCACAATGGAACATCGTTAAATAAGCGAAGTGGTTTAGCGCTGTTACTATTTAAAATGTAAAGTGCCATGGTTTCAGCTGTAACACGTTCTTTATCAAAAAATTCCCCGCCCAATGCATTAAATCCGGTTATAACCCCATTTTCACGCTTGAGAAATATCCTGCGCGATTGGTGCGTGAATAATTCCGCTGGGTTAGAAGGTGGATCAATCTTTTTGCGCTCATCGGATCGTGGCAAGCATTCCCATATTGGGCAAGGCTTAGGCCACAATTCTCCATTACCATTCTGTAAAGGAACTAGGTTCATCATAAGTGTTTCAAAAAGATTTCGACCGATTGCGTAAACAATAGTATTTTGCCCCAACCATCCAATACTGATTGAAGGCAAGCCTGCTTTACTCGGCTTTACAGAAACATCATCATACCCGTTGATAAAAAGGAGCCATCTAGCCGCTTCTGCATATGTTAGTTGCATTTTTGCTTCTCCACTTCTTGTCGCAAAAATTCGTACCTTGTTGTTGCTTTCAGAAATTTCTCCGTTTAACTTTGCAGCACCAAAAGCAGTTCCTTTTTTAGCTTCGTTTGCCTGATAGAATGGAGCATCAGGCTGAAAAAGCCAGAAACGTTCTCTGTATTCCTCTAAATATTTTAAAAATGCTTCCGGAAAATGTCCGAGACTCCAATAGCTTTTCCAACGGCTGATTGCTTCATCCCTGTTTGAAAGTGGAATTTCATCACCGTTTGAGTCGAATCTTGCAAATCCAGAATGAGCAATTGCAAGAAGCAGCCGTATCATTGCGACATTTTGAGTATCTGTTTCACCTGCCAAATCCATGTATTCATGACTGTGGGTGAAAACATCTTTGAGTGAAATTTCTTTAACAGTATAATCCGGAAGCAATATACGCACCCAATTTTCATCAAGCAAGTTAAATTCTTTTTTCATATATTTCCTTCTTTCTACAGTTCTTTACCTTATTTAACAGTTCTTTACTTTAAAATAATGTCAAACAAGGTTAAATACTGCTATTTACTAATATATATATTTCTTGCAATGCATAATCTATATTTATACGGCTCAAATATCCGATTTTTGCATTCCAATCTTGAGCCTGTGCAATCATGGCGTAATACAGTTTGTGGCTCAAGTGGGCAGTTACAAAGAACACAAAGTCAGATTTTTTTAATGCAGCGTTGCGCACAGTGCTGACGTCTCCTGCGCTGATATATTGCCAATCCGGAAGATAAGTTTTAAGTTTCTTTATCAAGTTTGGATGCCCTCCAACAATTGTACCACTAATGTTTTTTAATTGCTGAATTTGCTCTTTAGATAGCTCATTTGTAATTTCGGTTTCCGAATCAGATTCCAGTGAAAATATATGCTCTCGTAAAGCATAAAGCTCCCTGCGTTCACCCTCTACCTTTTGCAGCTCAGATTTTAGCGCATCATTCTTCTGCTTGAGTAGATTTATCTGATCAGATAAGCGCTGAACCTGCTCAGTACAAGCTTTTTGTTCAGACATCCTGCGTTCTTGAGATTCAGATAATGCAGATTTTGCTTGAAGTAATTCATTTTCAATGCTCTCTACTTCAATATACACGTCTTCACGATTGTGTTGGAAGTAGTATTCTTTAGATTGCTTGTATGCCTTACACATACCTAATATATAGCTCGTATATTTTGCATAAGTCAGGAAATCCTCACGTATTCCTCCTCTTTTTCCGTGCATATAAGCAATTGCTATTGCTTCCAGATCTTCACGTGTGAACTGTAATTCAGAAAAAATAGAAACACTTGAAAGTGATTCAATATCAAACACTGTAGTGTATCCAAATTCCTCATCTTTTGGCGCTAACTGAATCTGCTTAAATAAATCTTTTGGAAGTTGACTAATGTATGATTTTGCTCTTTCCTGAAAAGCACAGTCATATTTCTTTAAGTCTTTTTGTATTCTACGTTCTGGATTATATCCGTAGTTTGCAATAAAGCAAAGTAATTCATCGCATTCTTTACGTTCTTGTACCAACTCTTGCGGCCACATATTTAAAAAGTAATAGCCTGCAAATAAATGACCATTGAAATTATCGTCTGAAACATGATCTGACTTTGCAAGCTTTGCATAAATGGCTTCTCTGATTACACTATTAAAATGAATCGGTTCATCTTTTGGAAGTCTTTTAAAAATGTTGTATAGCTTTCTGTATCCCTTTTTGAAAAGAATATCCAAAGAGGTCTGTGCTTGTTCATCTTCTGTGTAGCTATATTCGACGATTCCGAGTGCTTTTTTATAAGCTTCTTCCGTTTGCAAAGACAGCTCTTCCGAAAATAAAGTATTGTAATATTCGCTCTGCTTTGCAGCATTATAATAAGCTACAGCATTCTTGCCATATTCGCTTTCTAAATCTAATCGTATATGGCGTGCAAACGCGATAGCGCAAGCATAAAACGGTATCAAGTTTACTTGCTCCATAAAATGCCTCCTTTCTTTAATTTTAGTAAAGAGTTATCTTGCGATAAAATTACCAAAATTTTATTTTCTTATTACGTAAATAGGATCTATTTTTTGATTTATTATAAATCTCATAATGTGTTAAGTACATTTCAAAATCATCGCTCCATGCCTTTTCTAATTTGACCTTATATTCCACAATATGTCCAGATTTATATATTCGTATTGCATGATATCTGCCGCATATGTCGCTGCCTTCTGTATGCCATATAAATAAATCTACATACCCATTGTAATAATCTTTTTTAACTTGTTTATACATGTTACAGCATAATTCAGTTGTTGGCAAATCAAATTTGTCAATGTAATTAAATGCCATTGTAAACTCGCCACTCGCAAACACAGTTAATACTGATACAATATCAATTGTTTCCATATTATTAGTGGATAGTAAACGCCGTAACGATTCTGCAATATTACAATTCCGTTCATATATCACATCGTCAAGTTTTCCTTCTGCAATAGCATTTTTAACACTAACTATTCTTTCGTAAATCTCATTACTTACCATAATAAAATCCTCCTTTTAACAATTTTTAACAGTTCTTTAACTTATTAAACCTTTTTTTAATGTCAAATAATGTAAAGAATTATAGATCATGTGTCCGCATGTATTCCTCAATGGCGAAGCAAGCAAATCCTGCTAGGGTGCGGCCTGACTTACGAGCGGCTTCTGAAAAGGCTGCCTTTTGTGATTCAGTGCATGATACGCTAAACTGAATCTTGCGCTCAGCTGCAGGGACTTCTCTGCGTCCTACATATCCACCATTTGGACCAATCTTCGGAGTTGGATTATATCCAGGCGTATACACTCTGTTTGGATCAACTGGAGCGGAGACAAAAACTGATTTTTTTCCCACCGGCTGGATGCTTGGAATTTCAGTTTCGCCGGTATCTGCAAAATCAATGCCGGCTGTCACATCAAAAGAAGTAGTAGTGGCGTTATCTTTCTTTCTCATCTCTAATCACTCCTTAATTAGTTCCTCTGCGAACTGCACATAGTCAATGGCAGCGTTACAATTTGAATCAAATTTCATCAGCGTCATTCTGGTTGCCTGTGCCTTTTGTACAGCAATGCTTTCACGAATAGTTGTGCAGAAAACCTTTGTATTGAGCTGCTTGGCAATCTCTTCCAAAGAAGCTTTAACTTCCTGGGCGAGGAGCTGGCGACTCTTATATTTCACCAACAAGAGTCCTGCAACCTCTAGGTTAGGATTATTTCTTTTCTTTACGCCCGTGATGGTTCTATTCAACTCTGACAGACCTTGAATGGCATAGCGGTCTGCAGTGACAGGAATGATGACCTTGTCAGAAGCAATCAAACAGTTTTTGAGCAGCTTATTATCTGCCGGAGCTGTATCAATAATAACATAGTCATAACCGGTTAATTCAGAAAGAGCATCCTTCAATCTAAAATATTCGTTCCCATCGCTTGGGAATCTTTGATCTGCTGTTTTCAGTTCTGGATCGGATGCAACTATATCACCAATTTCTGTTTTTTGAATAGCTTCCGCAATTGGAAGCGGATCTTCAATATCTAAAATAACATCGTAGAGAGTTGCTGTATCTTTGGACACTGCTCTATAAGTGTCCGTACTGTTGCCCTGCGGATCAGCGTCAACAAGCAAGACCTTCTTACCTTGTGACATTAAAATTGAAGCAAGTGTAGTGGCTGTTGTGGTCTTTGCAATGCCACCTTTTTGGTTTGCAATACATATTACTTTCATAGTGAAACCTCCTTTGTGATTACATTATTCTACATTATTTTACAATTCTTAACCTAATTTGACATTTCTTTACAGTAAAATAATGTTTTTTCCTTTCTCAGTTATAGTATACATTGTTAGAACTAAAAAGTCAATAGTTAGAACTAAAAAGTTATAAAAAATATCTTTAAGGTTATACGTGCAACGTTTCTTTACAGTAAAATAATGTCAAAAAATGTTATAAAAATCCCCTAGCATTATAAATACCAGGGGACTATTTATAGTTGGTTGATTTTTGATTTTATATCGGCAATCCTGCGGTCAACGGTCCTAGTTGACACGGATAACCGGGTTGCTATTTCGCTGATAGATTTGCCTTTAGACAACATATCAAATGTTATCTCTTCATCGTCCGTGAAATTACTTCTAAGTTTGTAATCATCAAGCTTAGACTGGGTAAGTTTGTGTAATTTCACGGATCACATCATGACTCCTTGATTGTTAGCTCTTTAGAATCCGTTCTTTTAAGAATAATAAGCTGCCTATCCATATCCGGTATCTTCCAATTATCAACAGATTCAGAGTCATCTACGATGATAGGAAGGGTAATAGCATACTTTTTTTGAAACGCTTTGCAGACGTCCATTTCGATTAAGATTTTTGCACCGTGGTTAAGGTTTCTAGCGTATGGCTCACCGTTTACACAGAAATCACATGTTTCTTCCAGATCACCATTCACCAGCTGCCTGAAAAATTTCACCTGGCAGTACTCTAAATACTCGTTTACCTTGCTTTCTAAAAGCTCGTGCTTGCGAATGTTGAAGCGTTTGAGCAAGTCGAGTTGTGCCTGCGTATCTGCAATTAGTTGCTCATTCTTTCGGCGCTCGATGTTAAGCTCTGCAACTCTTGCGTCAATCTTGGCATTGATTTCAGTTTTTGCAAGCTCTGCTTTTAGACTAGATAACCGACGCTGAAGGTTATTTTCTTCTGCCTTGAGCTGTGCAAACTTTGCATTTGCAGTATTTGCTTCTAACTGGCTTTCAAGCTTTGCGATTTCTGCAGATCTGGTTTTTGTTGTCTCGTCTGGCTCTGCTGGTGCTAAAGTGGATATAGCTTTTTTCTGCACAATTAAGTATTCAACAGTTCTGGATTTTTCACCTGACTCTTCTCGAAGGGCGGAAAGCTCTGCATCTGCAGCATTGAACTTTTCGCGTAAAGCATCAATAGCTTCTTTACATTCCATTCCATCGTCTGTGATTTCCTGCAACTTTTCTTCCTTTGATTCTTCAAAATGCTTTCGCATTTCATCCTGCTGATCAGATGGATACTCACGCTTACAATACGGGCAAATCAGTGAATTTTCATCAAATTGCATATCTTTATTGCTTTTCCAGTCGCTTGAAAGCTTCAAACGCTTAGTTTCAAGATCCCGAATCTCGGAGTCAATCTGGTGCAATTCATGCTCTTTGGCATTTAAACTACTGTTGGATAGGAAAAGTTCTTCCCTTGCTGCCATAATCTGAGCATCTAAATCGGCAATTCTTTTCCTGTTTTCGGCATTAGCGTCATCAGTGACCTTTAATTGTTCCTGCTTCAGCTTATAAATTTGTGCCTGAATTGCACGTTGCTCATCAAATGCCTTCTGCACATCAGCTTGTTTACTCTGGCTATTTTTCAGTCTGCTTTCAATATCTGCAATCTGACTGTTTATCAAGGCTTCATCAATGACAATTTTCTGTTTTTCCACCTCATCAATGCGGCTTGGAAACTCTTTGCGAATATCAAGCAGTCCTTTAGTGCCATTCCTTCCGCGTCTGCCATTCAGCATAGTATTAAATTTTGATTTTAACTCATCAACGCTGCCATCATCCAGCAGTGGGAGAAGAGGGGAGAACTCCGGAAAACGTTCACAAACCTCTGCATTGGAGCACGTTCCAAAGGTGGATTCCAAGATTGATCTGCAGTCGGCGGCACTTTTTGACAAGAGTGTTTTAGCGTTGATCAAGTTTGAAAGTGCGCTCACAGGAACCAATTCTTCTGCGATAAAATCTTCATAGTCACACTTCTTTTTAGGAATGTCATTGATATAATAGTCAATAACATTACCTGTGAAGTTGCCCCTTTTATCATAGTTCTGACGAGAAACCTTCTTAAACGTCTTACTGGAACCGTTAAGTTCTACGGTCATCTCGACTGTAACCTCGATATCGTTAATCTCGTTACCCAATTTATCGTGTGGCCTGATTCCAGTAATTTCTTCGCCGTTCTCACCCCTGCAATTCAGTACCCAAAAAATAGCTCTCTTAACTGTGCTTTTTCCAGATTCATTACATCCAGATACCTCTGTCTTATTGTATAAATCTGTGTCTATAGCTTTTCCGTTGTAAAAACTGCAAAAATTATCTAACTTCAAATGCTTAATTCTCATCGTTTTCCCTCTTTCTTTCGTTATCGGTTTCATTTGCGCTTGATGCAGTACACAAAGCAACTGCAAGCACACCAGTAATTCCGCCAAATAATAGTCCTGCTATTAAACCGATTAAAAAATCCATACTATTCATCCTTTCTGCTTACAGAATCTATCTCAAATGAGAATCCAGTTCTATCTTCGAGTTCTTTCATAAAACGTTCAATGTCTCCGTCGTATTCCTTTGAGAATTTGTCAACGTAGTCCATTGTTTTCTGTATTCGTTTGGCGATTGCTTCAGCCTTCCAATTAGGACAAGTATCTGCCAGGGCAAGTCCAAATGATGTTAATATGATGCTGTATATGTTGTCCACAGCGTCTTTATTTGCTTTTTGGTAGTATTTGTCATAAAGCTTGCGATCAACGTCTCGTGCAATATTTTCTTTTAACAAAGCAATTCTTATGCTTTCTTCCGCACCTGTGATTCGCTGTTCTACGACTTTGTTTCCTTTTTTTGCTTCTCTTTCAGCCCGTCTCCTTTGTGCTCGTGTCATAAAGCCTCCTTCTAGGTAGTAGACTATTTTAATGTATTAAAGCTCATTATAATTTAAAATAGTCTATAAAACTGTGCTTTGCTTATATATTTAGTTCCGGCAAATACTCAGGTTGCTCGGATGCAATTGAAACCTTTCCCTGCAACTTCTGACATTCTTTTTGCTTCGCAATCTCTGCGGAGTATGTTCTTAAAAAATTGCTGTGAATAACTGTCTCAAACTGAGTTGCTTGTCCCTTCGCCCATTCTTCCAGATTCCTTGCGTTTCCAACTGTTGACTGGATAATTGGTGGGAGTTTGGCAAACTCGTCATCAGCATGATATGTGCTGTTTCTGACAGCTATCCGAACCAAAGACCATGCTTCCAATGGCGTAGGCGTGTCTGCTTGACTCAAAGCGACTAACTTTTCGTTAATTTGGCCGATTGACGGTGGAAAGCCTGTGTTTTCTGAAAGTATGTATGCTTTGAGTGCTGCACTAACCTGCTCGTAAGTATAGCCAGATAGCATATTTGCCCATGTAGTGGCAGTAAGCTCTATATCTGCAATTTTGTAGTTTGGATATGATACAGTCATTACCGCCATTAACTTTTTAGCCTCGTTTTTAGTCATCCGTAATACTTCCCAAAATTGCATCAAGTTGTGAACGCTGTGAATTTTGCTTGCCCTTAAAGCTATAGCCAGCATCATGCAGTGGGAAAAGTCCTACCCAGCAGTTATCAACAGACTGGTTTAAAATCTTGATCATAAGCTCGATGTCTCCACCAGATAGATTCTCCAACTTGACTATTGCTCTCTTCAAGGCATTTGCGGTTAGGGGCTTTTTAATCTTTACTCTCATAGAAACAAAATCGTTAAATGCCTCATTCAGGCATTCATCATCAAAGTATTTTTTTGAAGATACGTTCTTGTTTTTTACGTCCATTAGCTCATTTAAATCATCATACAAAGAGATGATTAGCGTAACTGCATCGCCTTCACCATTAGAAGTTAGCAAGCTCACAACGTTTTTTACTCTAGGCTCATAGCCTTTGTTTTTGATTTGAGTTATCAGCTCTTTTCTTGTCATTTTTACCACCTTCCTTTCTTTCTTCTGCCGTTTATTCGTGGTTCTCCTCTGGCAAATCGCCCAAGCTGTTGACTCCCTGCCCTTTTATGCAAAACATTTCCTCACCTCCCTGCATCTAACCGTCAAATCGCGTTAGAAAGTCTATGTGCGCCCACAATTCTAAGCAGTTTGACAGCTTTTTCAAAATCTGGGGCATATCCATAATCTCTGAGAAGGACTGCACAATCTGTAAACTGATTATTGAACATCATGCATGTTTCATGATATGCGCTCTTCTTTACTTCACTCTCTGGGTCATTCATGTATTCTCCAAACAGGTGTACACCCTTTGCTGCAAGCTCATCAAGCTTATCAAGCTCGGTTTTCAGCCTGTTTTCTGTCTCTTTGCTCATTTCCCCTCCATACACTAGAATTATTTAAAATGGTTCTTGTTTTTTTATCGTTTACAATCTCTCGTTTTAGAGTCTCAATATACTTCAACTGGTTTTTATTGCGCTCATTGACAGCCTCATAGTTGCTTTCTAAGGCTCTGATAAGGTGAATTAGTTCTTCTTTTCTCATACCTTTTAGAGTACTGTCTGACAGCGGCTTATGAGCGACTGTAAAGCCACCGCATTCTGAAATATTCAGCATAATTTTTTATATCCTCCTCACTGTCATGCCAAGTCCCAGTGTTTTCTTTAACTGGTCACGGTAATTTACAATCATGCTTTTTGCTGTGTAGGTGTCTATGTTGATTAAGTCAGCAATTAGTTTCGCAACTTCGCTATACTGCTTGTATTCCTCGTTGTAAGCTTCGCCCCATGCCTTATCTAAATCTGTGTTTTCAACATCTGCCTCAACTGCTTTCTCGGCTTCTAGTGTCTTGGCTTCAAGCTCTTCAAGCTTCTTGAGCTTTTCCCAAATTTCCTGCACCTCTGTAACTTCTTCTGGCTGTTTAATTGTGAATGCTTTTTGCATGATTAAAGCCTCACTTTTTCTCTCTTTTCGCAGCATCAAAAGGTTGAGATTTTGTTCTTACCATCCAGATAGCATCAAACATTAAATCAAGGATTTCTTCAACACGTTCTTTGCTGCACTTTGATTCACTTGATAGTGTTGTAAATCCCAACTGGTCCACTAGGTACACGTTGCGCACACCAGATTTCACTTGTCTTTTTACAAGCTTCTTTTCATGGTCTGGAACTTTCTTCATCTTGTATGCTGTATGATCAGCTTTCCCTTCAAGCAACTTAACGAGATCGGTTGCAAAAAACCAAGGCTCTCCATTGATTGTCTCCAATCTGAGCGAATCGGTACCGCACGAGTAGGTGATATAATTGCTGTACTTCATTTTCGTTTCCTTTCTATTCTGTGCTTAGTTGATAGTTACTAGGTCTGCGCAAACCCAATTTCCCTCTGCAGGGGTCGAACCTGCAAGCCGTTAGGCTACCGTGAGGGATAGTGTTTTATCTTACTTTACAACTTGAAGTTGCAATCAATCTTAGGGCTTCAATGAGGTGCTTCTGTGTATCAAAATAAGTCGAATAAATTGTAATGTCGCAGTGGTGAAGCCCGTCCCTATAAAAGTAAAAAGCTGTCATTTTTTCGTCATAAATAATTGCAACCTTGATTGTTAAATCTCTGAATTTCGAATGAATTTCATAAGCGTCATAAGGGGGAAGACCTTTTTCTATTACTGTAGTTATTCCTGCCTTTGAAAAAGATTTTTGAATCTTCCTAATAAATTTTTCAAGGTTTTTAATCTTCATATCACCTTTTCCTTTTCTTATTCATTATTTTGAGTCTCAAATGCATGTATTGTGGATCATAATTCGCTTGCTATCAATTGCGTGTGCAGCGTTTCCACTGCACACCTTTTCAGCCACGGTGTTTAAATTTTCTGATACGCCACCACAGATCACTGCGCATCAACCCGGTTTACCGGGCATTCGTTATTCCTTTCCTTTTGATTCTGCGTTTTCTGTGTTTGGGAAATTCGGTTTCCACGGTTCTGGTTGTGGCATCCATGCTACAACCTTACTCATTACTTTCATCTTTCTGCCGTTTGTTCCGAATGTATACCAACCAATCGTAGTTTTCCACATGCTGTCTGTATATTCTGTCTTTCTACAAATCGCTAGGAAAATTTCTTCTCTCTTTGTTTGTACGATAACTGGGTCTGAATCATACTCAATGCAAAATGAATTTTTAGCAGCTGCTTTCTTCATTTCTGGCAATCTCTCTTCACATGTCACCCATGTCTGTGCTGTAGGTTCTTTGTCAATCTCTGTAAATAGTGCATCCTTTAAAATCTGCGCTATCATTACCCTCTTGATGTATTGTGCAAAGTCCGAATGTTCATAGTCTTCCTTGACCTTGTCACAAATTTTGTCGATTCTTTCTTTCAGTGCATCCGCATCAATCAGTCTCATTTTCTTCCTCCTTTACAAGCTCTAATACTGCACAAATTACTGCTTCTTTTATGATACTGTGAATGGACTTTCTATTTTCACCTACCAGAATCAACTCATGCTTGATTGTATCATCATAATAACAACCGTCTCTGCATGTCCATTTCCCATTATGCAGTTCCACATCATATCCTTTGCTCTTCGATGCCTCCCCTCTTGCAGACCATCCAGCTCCCGTTTTTACAAAATAGCATGGATAACTTACAAAAGGGTTTTTATATACTTTCATTCTCTACCTCCACTCTTGGAAAAACATATTCTTTGCTATCTGTAAAAATAATATTTTCTGGCTGCTCCTTGTGTACCTCTCCGTTCTCGTACTCTACAATTAATTCCGTGTTCACGTCTATTTCTCCTTCCAGTAGAGTCTCTGTCCACACTGATCACAATATTTTGTTGCGTTTGGGATGCACGCAATGAGATAGCTGCAAGATTTGCATTTGTAAACTCCATTTGCTGTGATCTTGATTGGCTTCATTGGAATTTGTTTTTTGATTGCTTTAATCGCAATTTCGCATGTAGCCTCATGCTTAAAATACTCAATCGCTTGCGCTTTTAATCCGTCTTTCCAACACTGCTTTCCCAACTCGTTTTCTGCCTCTCCGATATCCTTCAAAATGTCAAATGTCTCATCGGAATCCAACTCAAATTTAATTTGTTCAGCCATTTTCTCATTCCTCCTTATACACTAAAACAGATCATCGGCGTATGTTTCTTATTTGACATCCTCCCAGTCAATCTTCTGCCCACAGTCTGAGCAATATGGTGATTTCTTTGCAATACTTATGCCACTCCATACTGTGTTTCCACAGCACGGGCATTCCCACACCTCAAGCTCAATCTCTCTCCACGTATGTGGTTTATCACCTCTGTTTTCATGGATGACAGACTTGTGAATTGCTTTAACTGGTGGTTGCGGAAACTGCTTCTTTAAGCATTCTACTGCCATTTCGTAAGCAGTTTTTTCTCTTCCAACTCTCAAACTTGTCTGCATATCACAGTTACAAACTCGGTGCTTCATGCATTCCAATTCATGATTAAAATAATCAATAGACTCCTCGACATGTTCATTGTACTTATTCATCTTTTAGATATTTTTTCCTTTCTTCTTGATCCGGAATGTCGGCAAAACGATATGTAGAAAAAGTATTTGCATCCATTGCTGTCCAACTGCTTCTACCCAAACTAAAAACAGTTACAAGATTGCCTTGTGCTGCGGCAAAGTGAGCTTTGATCCAGTGACCATTCATAGAATCTCTTACTAAAATTTTAGTATCTATAGGAACTTTATTCCAATCAATCTTTCCTGGCTCGTAAGGACTTTCAGCCCAATGCGTAAATGCTTCGTCACAAGAATATTTTGTATGAGCGAATTTACAATGTCTGCATTCTTTGTGGCACTCGACTATTTGCTCATTTATCAGAGCCGGATGTATTCCTGTTTTGAATAGAATTTGCATTATTTCTTCTGAATACTTTTCTCTATTTGTCATGTTATCTCCTTATGCGAATTTGAACTGTCCAGTTTCTTCTTCTCTAACCTTCATATTTGGCATTCTCTGCCGCAAACACATCTCTGGAAGATTTGCTCTTACCAGTGCTGCAGGAATTGGCGGACACACTGCATTTCCACACCTCTTAACTTGCTCTGACCGAGGATATGACTTACCAGAGTAATCATGGTCAATGATATAATCATCGGGGAATCCCTGACATCCATATAACTCACGCGGTTCTAACATGCGAAGCCCTATGTCTACGATCTGGTAATCTACACCTTTTATTGTAACAAGTCCAAATCTATCATGTGTTGTTACGGTGTCTAGGGGCTGTTTAATATTCTGACCATCATTACTGCCATAATATTTAATCAGGAAAGCTCTGACTTCCCCAAAATGGCCAGCTGACGTTGTTACAGTATGTAATGGCTCTCGCTCATCCTGCCCGATACCGGTCTTATAGAATTTGCTCAAGAAAGATGTTACAAGTCCGTATCTGTTTGAGCTATCTACAGTCATTATTGGTTCACTGATGCCCTGTCCACGAATACTGTCATTTTCATATGAATGATACTGGGTTAGGATCGGAGCTACTAGGAAATTCTTGTCTTTTGCAACGATAGTATGCAAAGGCTTTTCTACACTGTATGCTCTTGGGCTTTTTTGATTTTTAGATTCGCCATATCCGATTTCAACAATGAATGGATTGGCATTATCAACGACAAATTTCTGAATGCCTCGCGCAATCCGTTGCATTGTTTTTGGAGCTAATGGTCTGACTGCACGAACACCATACTTCTTTTTAATCTCTTCCGATGTGTCAAAAATGCTTGGACATGGAATTGAAAAGTCTAATTGTGTGTATGCCCCTACATATGGCTTTAAAATGCCCTTTTTAACCGCTTCACTATCTAATGGAGCATGTGTAGGCTCAGGCCATAATATTGGCTTATTATCGCATCTGGCAATTAAGAAGAATCTTTTGCGCATTGTAGGCGCACCGTAATCAGCTGCGACTAGTTCGCGAAACTCTACAGTATATCCTAAATCTGTAAGTTGCTTGATAAAACGTTTGAACGTTTCTCCCGACCTTGATTTTATAGGGTGATGCCGTCTATTAAGCGGCCCCCATGTTTTAAATTCCTCGACATTCTCAAGCATTATCACTCTAGGTCTAACTAGTCCAGCCCACCTGCAAGCCACCCAAGCAAGGCCGCGGATGAATTTATCCTTCGGCTTTCCGCCTTTAGCCTTGCTAAAATGCTTGCAATCTGGCGAAAACCATGCAAGCCCAACTGGGTGTCCGCCACAAGCCTTTACTGGATCTACCTGCCAAACGTCCTCACAATAATGTTTTGTAGTTGGATGGTTAGTTCGATGCATTCTGATAGCTTCTGGATCATGGTTGATTGCAATATCAACACTTACCCCTGTTGCCATCTCTATTCCTGTTGAAGCTCCACCACCACCTGCAAAGTTGTCTACCACTAATTCACCGTTTATCATAGTCTCTCCTGCTAACATGCGAGTATCTGTATTTTTCTTTTGGTTTTTTTACAACTCGTTCCTATAAAAAACAATAACGTTATAAAAGAATCAAAACCCACAAAAGTATCAGCGAGATAATCCACAATGCTCCAAATAATGTTCTAGTCCTTTTGGGGCCTATGTAGTAAGAAAGCATAGCCAAAAGCAGAGTAACACATAAAACACTCTTAATTATCATTATCTGCATAATATTCAACTCCTCTCATTCTTTACGTTTTACAAAGGATTCGCATTCTGTATTCAGCAAGCATACGTAAGCACGATCTATGGTATAGCTCGGTATCTCGTATCCATTCTCACAAGCGCGACAATATTCTCCGCATTTATACTTGCTATTTACAGCTTTTTCTGCTTTAAGCTGATCCAGTTTATCTTCAAGATTTGCATTTGCATTTTTAAGCTCTGCATTCTCCCTGATTAGGCTATCGTATTTGTTTCTACTCATTATTCTGAACATTCGTGCCACCTCACCCCATAATATTTAAAACTATGATTGCTATGCTACACAGCAGTATAACGATAAGTGCTAAAATATTCACGATTTTGGCAGTTTTTCCGTACCTTAACGGAGATTTGTATGCAGCTCTAACCATTATGATTTGAACTGCAAGAAATACAAATTCGATGCATAAGATAATATGCTTAATGCTCATTTATTTTGTTCCTTTCTGATATTTTCCAAAGTCTGGTTCACTTTCGAAGATTGCTCTTGCATTACACCAACGTTGCAACTTTCTGGTTATATGCCCTCTTGGAAGCTTTTCTTTCTCAAATATTCTTACGTCTGGCCAATAGCCAAGCTCTCTCAAAGTGTAGATTCTTTCAAGGTCTTGCTCATGTGTTGTGTTGTAGTTTGTGAGTACATATACAACCATCTTCCTTTTGTCCCATCCAGTAATTCTTTTGAACATTTGAAATTTGGGAATGATCTTGTTTTTGTCTCCATAACGATCCCAAGCAAAATGTATCCGCTTAACTTTCATTTGCTTAATATATGATGCTTTTTCTTCGTTCATTAGCCGGATATCACAGCCTTGTGAAAAATCTATCCAGGCATTACTATCTATCAGCTGTTGGCTCAAATCTCTCCAATCCTTACACGCAAACATGTTAGGATCAAGAAGCACGATATTCTTTTGTCCATGCCAAAATTCTGACAAATCTGCAACTTTACGCGAATAATTGCCTTCTTTGCTTTCTACTATGCAAAACTCGCAGCATCTTGGACAGCCCCTAGTTAAAAAACCATATGCAGTATTCTTACAAAGTTCAGGGTAAAGGCTATAATCTGGATAACAATGTTCCACATCTTCATTTAGTGGATTTCCGCCATTCGGATAAAAATAACCAGTTCCTCCCTTAATGATTTTTCTTGCATTTATTGGATGTGGATAATCTGGTGTAAATGTAAACACTTTGCTCATATACACAATATCTGGTGGCTCGTACCATGCTGTGAGTGGTTCATACCAGTCTACATTGTCTCCATGTTTCTTATGCCATGTTGAGAGCTTCATAAGCGGAAGGTTTGGGAAATTGTGACCATCAACATCAATTAAAGCAATTTTCATTTCTCTTCCTTGTCAGCCTTCTGTGCATCCTCGAAGAATGATTTGATATCAAACCACTTATCATTGATTATATTTCCAATAATTTTTAATCTTCTATCTCCAGTTACTGCGGTTCGTATATATCTTCCCTCTAAATCACTCAACTTTGTAACTCCGACTGTATCCATTATTCTAGCAATGGATTCCATTCCCGGACCATAGCCACTAAATTCTTTCGCCCCCAGATAACCGTGTCCGAGACTATATCCGCCAAAAACGCATCCCCAACCTGCACCTTCAACAATGACATCAAACGATATGCAACCGTGATTTTCCATTGTCAGCTCCGCACCTTTGATTTGTGCGTTTCGGATATCGTAGCCTTCTTCAATAAGCTTTTTTTCTGTCCAGATCTTCATGTGTTCTCTCCTTCCTTACTTAGATACTTATTTTTAAGGAAGTTGGCTGCAGCAGCCAACCCCCACAGCGCTTTTTATAATTCTTTGATCATCTTATCTAATTCCTCATCAGAAAAATTTTCCAGTGCAGCTTCCTCTCGTCTAGCCTTGATAGCCAACAGTTTCTGCTTCATCTCTTTATTAGCCTTCTCATTTTCCCTGATTTTCTGTTCTTCTAGCTTCGCAGAAACAATGTATCGAACGATTGCAATCTTATCGGAAAGCTCTTCATCTTCTTTTGTCTTTAGCTTCAGCAAACTTTCTTCCGATGCCTTCTTAACTTCTGCATTCAAGGTCTTGAAAACTGAATCTAAATCAGCCAGGCGAAGATCCCATAAATCCTCAATAGTTATCTGTCCACGATACGGGAAACGGTACTTGCATCTTGTCGCTAACTCAAATAAATTCTTTTCCATAATAATTTCTCCTTAAAATTTAATTTTCATAATACGTTCTGTCGCACCCTTGACTTTAACAACCAATTCTGCTCTCTTAGTCATGCTAAAACCAATTCCAGACAGCTGGTCATCCGTGTCCTCTACATGGCACTTTGCGCCCAGAGCTTCAAATACTCTCTTGTGCGGTTCAAGCTCATGTCTCAGGAACTCGTTATAGTATCCGTTTGGCTCTTCTGTGTTCTTGCATCCCTTTAAGAAGAAGAACAAATGCCTGTGACCAATTCCGTTCTGATTATCAAAATAATTTGGACTATAACTGATTACTGATACAGGTACAAACTGATTAGTGTTTACTCCCCAAATTTCCTTGTTGACAGTTCCGGATGTTGCAGGAAGAATTGGCTTGATTGTGAACTCATTATTTTTGTTCATTGTTATCTCGGCAACATTGACATTTCTTACAACCGGATGTGGATAGCTAAAACTATAAGTCTCCCCACCAAAAGCAATCTCAGCAGAAAATCCTTTTGATCCTCTCGCTGCATACTGATTAACAAAGAATTTGTATGTTCCAGGAATCATTCGATTGTAATTGCTCCAAACAATATTCTCGACAGATGGAACTCCTGGTCTTTGACTCATTGGCTCTCTAATGTCAATATCCAAATTTCCGCCAGTTCGACCATGTTTATCCGCAAAATAGATTTCGTTGCCGTTTGGTTCTTTGCAATGAGCATCCAAATCACTATTGTCATCTTGACCATCATTCCACTGAATAGAGAATCGAAGCACTCCATCAACCTTTCCTCCGGCATCCTTTACATTCTTGCGGATATCGGAATCAGTGATATTTCCGCTATAAGCCCAACTTAAAGGATTGTTCCACTTAAACATTGACTTTGCATCCTTATTTACTGGGGCAATCAACGAGACAAAATTAGAAGCATGTTTATTTTCAACAAAAGCTTCTAATTCTCTAGCTGTAGGAAGCACCTTGTCAATGAAATCCTGTGCTGAAATTTCTTCAACTTTAGAGAACTTCTTTGAATTTACCGCTACCTCCTTCTCCATCTGACCAAAGATGTCATCTGCTCCGACGATTCTTTTTGCAGCATCTTTGTTTGAAAACAGGATATTATTGACTGTAATATCATCAAGATTGGCAAAGCGACGTTGAAGAGCATCCATATATCCCAATTCCGCGATTGTCTTCTTTGCATCTTCTAACATCTTTTTCGTAAAAATTGCTTTGACTCTCTTGTAGTTTGCCGGAGCTACAATTACTTCATACTTTCGAACAGCTTGATCGAGATCCATTCCCTTACTAATATTGACAAGCAAGGTTCCAATGGAATGATTTCTAATTCTGCCAATTACCGGACCCACTTCTGCTGACTTTTCCCATGCAAAAAGATCTTTCTGGGAATCAGGCAGTTTTTCATATATCCTCTTATATTTCTTGAACACAATTAACTGAATCTTCCACTCTTCACCCTTATACAGCGTGTTCGAATTGATTAACTCAAGTACTGTGTCAACAGCCTCCATACTAATTTCATCAAGCGAATGTTTGAATACGTTCTTGGTGTCCCTATATTCGGCACGAATCCTCTCGTTAGATTTGCCGCTCCTGTTTACCCATTTGCCCGGCAAATCTAAAAACATATGTGTCCACTCATGAGATCTTCCATTGATTTCTTCAAAATCGCGGTCAGTTCCAACTTTTTTGAATTTACTAACAAAAATATCAGAAATCGTATTCCCCTTTACAAAAGAATCTAAAGCATCACACACTTTCTGGAACTCTTCGCTGCCGGCATCAAATTTCCAAATTGTATGAATTATACCATCCTTAATAGTTACAGCAGCTCCAATGCTCTTGACAAAATGTCTGCAGCAACTGCAATCATACTCTCGGCGCTTTCTGAACAAAATGTTTGTACCAGGTCCAAAACTGTCCAAATATAAATTCCACATTTCATCCTTGTCCACATTTACGATGTATAGTTGCTTGCAGCCTTCCATTTCATCTTCAAAATGTTTCTGCATTTTTGCTCTAAAAATATCAAAATTATTCATTGATCATATCTCCTTCCTCGTAATTCTCAACACTGATAAGCTCCATAAACTTATCTCTCTGGCGCTCTGAAACCTTGTTACCCTGTTTTTCGGGCTTGACGGCAATTGTAAGGTGTTTCTCAGCAATAGATGATAATTCCTTAGCTAACGACTTCTTGCCTTGCTGTATGCCCTCTGAATAGGTTCTAGGCTGCTTTCTGTCTCCTATAGTTCCACTTGAACGGTTTTCACCCTGTCCACCCAGGCTAACATTCCGAAGCTGATAGCCATTTTCTGCATAAAATCTGATGTAATACTTTTCCTGTTCGTCAAGCTGATCAAGAGGAACGTTCATGTGTTCAACCTTCCATCCATAAGGATTGCCCTCTGAATACAGTTTGTGCTTTTTTAGGCTCAGGTCTATGTGCTGTTTATAGCCAGCCATATGACTCGCCAATCTGCTAAGTATGTGCACGGCTTGCCCGATATACGCAAACTGGAAGCCGTTCTCATCCTTTCTGGTCAAAATGTAGATTCCGCTTTCATCGTTCAGCTGGGGATTGATTTTCAGCAGTCGCTTTTTATTCTCCTGCTCTATGGCTTTTGCCTTTGCAATGTTGCTGTATTTATTCATCAACAACCTCTATTTTCTTGATATGGCTCTTACGAAACCTCCAGTTATCGACTCTGTATTTCCCATCAAAATCGCGTTCAAGCTTTCCAACTGACTGTGTACCTTCAAAAAATGTCACCCTTACATTTTTTCCCATTAAGCTATTTAGTTTTGCGTCGTCATGACTATTTTTCATTGATCTTCTCCTATAAACTTAATCTTTCTGCCGCAGCATGGACAGTACTTGATTTTGCTCAACAAATCAGTCCCGATAGATATAGCATCGCTACTGCAATTGGTTTTGATATGAAATACATCTTTCTCTTGTTCCCACTTGCAATATGTTCTTTTCTTTTTCCTTTCAAATCTTTCAATTTCTTTCTTAATTTCTCCAAAGTGAAATTCCCCACTCGCAATGTCTTCATAGCGTAAATTTTCGAAAAGAGTGTAAAAACTCCCATCCCATATAGGCTTATCTTTCAATTCTTTTTCTAAATCCTCTACGGTATCACCCTGTATAATGTAATCTACTTCTGTTAAGATATCATCAAAGAGGTTTTTTAGATATTTTCGAAAAGATGCCTCATCACGTGGAATGCGGTATACTGCAATTGTATACAGCGGATTTTCAAACTGTTTTTTCTCGTTATTCAGCTCGTATTCTGTAGGCATGTGAACTGCAACTGATCCTTCACTACGGGCAATTTCATATCCCCAACCAATTCGAAAACGAATGGTGCGAAATGCTTTGTTTGCCATTTCTTCCGAACTGTATTCTTCAACCACATTGCAAATGTGCACTTTATTTCCAATTAGATATAGACAATCAACTTCACTATAGCAATGAATTTCTCTTTTATCTTTTTCAAATACAAAAATCATTTTTCCTCTCTCCTCCTTTCACACTTTTTACATAGCCAAACCGACCATGTGAATAAAAATAGCTTATGCTGGCTTCCTGATCTGCTTTCCCATTATCAATATGGCTTTGGCAGCATTGCTCTGCTCGCTTTCTGGCGCCCTCTTCTCCAAATGCCTGTACATCCCAACCTTCTCCGCAAATATTGCAATGTATGTATTTTTTTACTTTTACTTGATGTCCTTCACGAAAATGTTTTTCTATTTCTGCTTTATTTGTGGAGTTCAGCATACAAATCGGGCAATAATAGTAGGTCATGCTTTTAGTTCGTTCAAACTTCATTTTTTCCTTCGTTTTTTCAACTCCCTTCCAAGTTCTTCTAAGCAAAAGCAGAATGCTTCACAACTCAACTTTCCTAAAGCAGAAACTGATTTTTGCAGTCCTTCTTTAATTTTCTCAAGACAACTCCCCAAACAAATGCAGCTGTTTCTGAATCCATAAATTTTTCCAATGGTTCTTCAAGCGATACCAGTTGCATAGCCTGCTGATACTGCTTTGGATTCATGCCATAAAGTTTCTTAAACTGCTTCTTTCTCTGTCTTTTATTCATTTGGCTGCACCTTCCTTACTTTCTGAACCCAGGTCATATCCAGAACTTTCTCTATACGCATTGAGTACGGCACTAATGATAGCCTGTTCAATAATTTCCTCGCTCTTTGCAATCAGAACCATATCGTGCTTGATCGTATCATCGTAATAACGGCCTGCTCCACATGTCCATTTGCCATCTTGCTGTTCTACAATAAATCCAATACTTGCACTCGGCTCACTTTTGCATGGCTTGGGTCTACGCCCGAGTTTTACAAAAAAGCAATGGTGATCTATAAATAGATTTTTATATATTTCTATCATTTTCGCCTCCTGATTGTGATATGCAACTGTTCTTCTAGCCAATCAAGCCCCTCGTTTGTGAAGAAGTATGTGGTGCTTTCCTTTGTTATTCCACATCTTCTGCTTTCCATGTAACCTGCATCAACAAGCTTTTCAAGTTCCTCATCTTTGCCATTGAAGTAATTTCTGGTGGGCTTGAAATGCATCTTTCCATTGCGTTTATAAAGCGTTCTCCGTGTGGCATAATCAAGTCCGATTGTGTGGCGCACCTTCTGGCGAAGCGTGCAACAGGAATATGTGATTCCATTCTTTTCAACATTGAGATAATCATTCTGCGGTAAATTTATCATATTTCCCTTTCACCTCAATTTCTAACCAACGCGCTTTAAATTCTTCTTCTGCTATTTTAAAGTTGATATGACGCTTTTCACTAAAAATGGTAATAACTTTACCTCCTTCCTCACGTTTAAACTGCCATTTTTGCTGCGGCAAACAACTTATCCAACATTGATCGCCGCCAAATACATACTGGCGCCATACTTTAGGTCTGCACCATCCTTCTTTATCCATTGGATTCTTCCTCGAAGGCTTCTTCCATGGCTACTGTAAGCTCGTTTGCATCGTGGAGTGCCACTTCTGCTTCGCTGAATTTTCTTTTTTCCAACCTGCTGCTAGCCACCCTGATAAGGAAGTCACGAAGAACTACAGCTGCGTCAGTGCTATAAATATTTACCGAAATGCACTTCTTATCCTTTAATCCGTAGCTTGATACCATTGACATTTTTATACCTCCGCTAATCCACTAAAAATTTTTAATAAATCACTCTTGTTCACCCTTAGCCTCCTTCGGTTCAAATTTTGGAAACGGCATCCAGTAAGCAACATGCATTCTGCCTTTAAATAGCATTGGTACTGTCGTCCACTCACCGTTAATGGTTTTACCTGTTCCAACTACAAAATTATCTTCATCAAGGTTATTGACTAGTACCACTAAAACGGTATTTGAATTTTTTTCCCAAAACGAATTGCTCCACTTGTCAGTCCCTTTGAACTTTGCGAATATACTGTCGTGTTCTTCTGGCATTGCTTCTTCGACTGAAATCCAATCATTTTTCTTGATTTCATCAGCAAGTGCCGATAAAGTCTGTTCGCAGCTAGAAGCAATCTTCAAGGCAAGTTTTTCACACTCACTTTTAGGTGCAAATATATTGCACTCATCTATGTACTTTTGACAAAGTGCAGCTTCTTCTTTAATTTCTTTCAAATATTTCTTCAATTGCTATTTCCGTCCTCCTGGTGAATGCTTTTCTCAATTTCTTCATCGGTTCGCACAGTAACAAGTGGAATCTCTTTTGAAATGTTCTCTACAAGTCTCTTGAATGCAGCCTTGGCATTTTCTTCGTTCTTATATTTGCCAATTGGGTAATCAGTCGACTCGTTTGAGCCTTTAACGTGTTTTAATAATATTTCTGTTCTTGAAAGTCCGTTAATGTAAATGTCAATTACATTGTCCCAGTTGTAAAAGGCGTTTCTATCCTGTCTTACAATAATCATCTCAAACCTCTCCCTTCTTTTTTAGTTAAACGGTAGTCCTTCGTCTTCCACATTATCCGGAATATTCATAAAACCTTCATATCCGCCTGCAGGTGCCGGTTCTGGAGCTGGCTGCGTATTCTTCTTGCTTTCCACGAACTCCTGCTCATCCACAACTACATCCGTTGTGTACACCTTCTGTCCATCCTTATTTGTGTAGCTACCTGTCTGGATGCGTCCAGTAACAGCAATCTTTGTTCCTTTGTGCAAAAATTTCTCGGCAAACTCTGCATTTTTTTTAAAGCTAATGCAGTTGATGAAGTCTGCATTCTGACCGTTATCCTGCTTACGGTTTCTGTCTACAGCCAGTGTATATCTGGCTACCGCCATTGTCTCCTGACCCTGTGTATAACGCACTTCTGGGTCTTTGGTTAATCTTCCGATTAAAATTACTTTGTTCATACTAAGCCTCTTTTCTTTAAAGTTTTATTCTTTTCTTTCTTCTGCCTAGTTCCCTCTGCCTTGTAAGAGTATACATAAGTTCTTCCTCTGGTCTTATTTCCTGCTTAATCTTCAATTTGAACATTGCTCGCATGGCTTTGAGAAAATCTTTTCTTTCTTTTTCTGTCATGTTATGTTCAAAAGCAAGCGTAGGCACAATTAACTTTTCATCCAGTAAGACTTGCCGATTTTTCTTCACTTTGAAATCCTTCTTTCTTTTAATACTGGAACACTCCTGCGTCCATCCTTTCATTGTATCTTTTCTCTGCATAGTATCTGAATGTGTAATATTCAAGACCACATTTCTTTGCGGCTTCGCTGCATCCAATGTCTCCTTGTTCCCATTCCAGATACACGTCTGTAAAGTTTGGCGGAAGAATCACTCCTCTCTGGATTCCCTTCCTCTGCTCTCCAATCTCTTTCAGACGGATATTTGCATACTTGCGGAATGTTGTATGTGATATCCCACATTGTCTAGCTGCTTTTTCATCTGAGAGTAAACCAAGTTTCCATTGTTCAAAACAATCATCAAACATTGGTGGCAAAGGCTTTGGAGGCACTTTATTACCAGTCTTGATGGTATGCCTATCACCTCTCTTCGCAAGTTCTTCTCTTGCATATCTTTCAAAAGTCGTGACACAAACACCTATCTTCTTTGCACCTTCTGGTCCGGTTAACTTTCCGTCCCTCCAGGCAATGTAAAGCTCCTCTGGAAGTGTAGTTTTTTTCGCGACAAAGTTTGATCTATGACCTGTTTGTTTTTTAGGTGCCTTTGCCTTAGCTGTATCTTGCCAGTGTAGCCAATTCTTATACATTGGGCGCTGGCTAAATTTTGAGCAGTGATATCCTAACTGGATATTGTGCGCACGGTTATCAGCTTCTTCCGCAGCTTCTTCTTTACTCAGAAATACTGCCCTTCCAAGCGCTAATCTCTCCCAATGATGTATATTGTTCACGTTATTTCCAATATCACGTTTTTTAGTTATCGCATCAAAATGTGTGTCCGTCACGGCTATAACAACCGATTCAACAACTTCAAGTCCGTAGTTGTCGAACCCTTCGAATCCCTTCTGCTTCAATTCATAGTTACTTAATCGGTATTCCTCTACGTGATAGACAGGAGTTCCGATCTCAATCTCATTCATCTTGTGCCTCCTTTATCAGTTTTAGATCATATCCGCCTTCTACAAACTCTTTAGTGAGCTTGTGCCTGATACCGTTGCCTAAGTACTGGTATATATCAAGCATGTCATCATCAGAAAAATTTGTCTGCAGATACTGGTTTATACCCTTTCGGGTTCTATTCCAGAATCTTACGTTCCTTATGTGTTGCTGATAAACCATTGTTTTGCAAGCGTCCCTTGACACATATTCAAGCAATTTACATTTAAGATCTTCTTCACTCTCAATGTCAGCTACGGAAAAACCAGAACGCTGCTTGTTTAAGAGCAAGTATCCATCGTTGTTGATACTGCTACCAGGAAAGCATTTCATAAGCTTTAAAATTTCATTCAGAATCATAATTGCTCCAATCTATCTTCTGTCCACAGTATGGACAGTGTACGCAAACTCCTGCTTCTGATTCATACCGTGTGCCGCATGTCGGGCAATACCATTCGTATACATTTTCGTTTGATGCACAGATGACTGGTTCTTCTGCAATTGTTTTATGCATGTCTCTGTTTTCGAGAATGTTGTTGACTATTTCACATGCCGTTTGTAGGGGTACTACACGACAATAGGTATGTGGATATGCTACCGCAACCATCAATTCACTATTGCTAACCAAAAGGTTTTTGATTTCATCACTTTTTGCAATAGACATTTAACAATCCTCCCAATCAATCTTCTGTCCACAATTTGAACAATAGGAATCAGCGCATTCATTGATGATGCTTCCACAAACAGGACAGTCACATCCCTCACCTAATCGGATAACTGGCTTTTGTGGAATCTGCTTTTTAAGAGCACGATGTCCCTTCATGAATGCAAATGCGGTTCTCATTGACTTTTCAACAGCCTTGTAATTCTTTTCCTTTAAGGCTTGTTCAATTGCTTTAGTGCAAGCATCAAGGCTCTTTTTTAATATCTTTGCTGCTTCTTTATTGCTCATTTGCTTTTTTCCTTTCTTACAGGAACGGACATGTTTCATAATTAAACAATTGCCAGGTCTTACCTGCTTCTGCAACGTCCACATTTGCCATTCCTGCGACTTTTTTTATTCTTGTAACCATTTCTTCCGGCACTGCGTTATTTGCGCTTAAATGGCAAATAATGACGTTCTGGAGTGCGTCTGTTGTGTTAGCTTCTATGAAGCCTGCACACGTTTCTAACTCCATATGCCCCTTAATGACATGCAATCGTTTACCAGTGACATCCTCTGAAATGTACTTCTTTTGGTAATTGCAAGACGCTAATATATGGTCAATATCCTTAAATCGCCACCTTACAAACTCTGTATCAGTAATGTAGAGCATTCGCCCCATCTCTTGATGCTCGATGATAAATCCATAGCACGGACACTCTGTACCGTCTGCGTCGGTATGTTTGAAGTGTCCATGCACATCATTCATCGGAACTGATACAATTCTAAATTCATCATATCCGCCGATATAGGAGTTATCTTCATAAGGTTTGTAGACTGGGATTCCCATTTCTTCCAGACCACTTACTGCTTCCGAGTGATCTCTGTGTTTATGTGTGACAACGCAGCCAGCAATATCAGATACTTTCCAGTTGCAGCCCTTTTTGATCTTCATGATCGGGATTCCTGCATCAAGAAGAAGCATCTTGCCTTTGCTATCCTTTAAAACATAGCAATTACCAGAACTGCCGCTGGCTAAACACGTTAGAATCATCCGAAAAAAACTCCTCTCTCAAGTTCTATGACATTCATCCCTCAACGCTCTCAATGTGGTAACGACCGTAACCGCTAGTTCTTCCACTTCCAATTCCGTTTCCAAAACCTGCAAGACGAATGATGTTTAAAATCTGTTCCAGAGAATACGCATTCTCTGTATACTGAATGGTGAATGTTGCACTCCATCCGCTAAATCTATTCAGTCGTACAAGTACTGGAGCACCTTTCTTTGGCGACATAAGCTTTTCGTCAATAAAATGCTCTGCAAACTTGATCGGAACCAAATTGCCCTTTGCAATGACATTTACAGCAGCGTTAAATTTTGTTGCGTAAGTGTCAATCTTGTTTTGTACAACAGCCTGTCCAAATGACTTTTTCAAGCCAAATGCCGTAATGCACGGTGCATTGTTGGCCAGTGCTTCTCTCAAACCTTCCTCTGTGAAGTCTGTAGGCTTTCCACTATACCAGTGCATGGCGGTGATCACTTCTTCCCATACATTTGTAGCCGCTGTGTCCTTAGCCTTGTTCTTTCTCTCATCGGTAAGCTTTCTGGCACTACAATCATTCATCTTGTTGAGCACCAAATCTCCATCGCCTGCAATAGTAATTCTTGCCTGTTTGATGCTTAACGGCTTCAATTCGATAACCTGTGTTTCTTCCTTCTTCGCCATAATTTATGTTCTCCTTTTTTTGTTTTGGTCTAAGCTTCCGCTTGAGATGCGGTACAAGCGTTATGATGTTATGTTGTGTAGTGTAGTGTCTTGTAATGTGTTGTTCTGTGTTGTTCTGTGTTGTTGTGTGATGTTGTGCGGCTTATGCCGCATCTCAAGTGAAAACTTTAAGTGTTCTGGTAACACTTGCAGACAACATGAAATGTGATGTTGTGTGTTGTATTGTATTGTTCTATGCTGTACTGTTCTATCCTGCGATAGGCAACTCATGCTGCCTGCAAATGCTACCAGTTTGTTTTGTTGGTATCCACTCGGTACGCGACATAAGAAATTTGCGGCGCTTTGTTGTGTTGTGTTATACGCTGTACTGTTATGTTAGGTGCTGTGATCTGCTATTATGTGATATTCTATGCTTTGTGACTTATGCCACATACAGAATGGATACCTTTTGTTTTTGTGTTATGTTCTGCCTTTTTCTATATCTTCCCAATCAGCCCGTATAGCCGTTGAGTCAACGTAAAATTTGTTTTGCCTTGCTGGCTGAAAATCATAACTTTTCAGTTACGATCTCAACCTTCATTACACGCTCCCAGCCAGCGTGCTCAAATTTCATTTCTGGTTCCTCGGTACCAGTTGCCGGATTAGTTACTGTGCGTCCAGTTGCTACTCTGTTGGCAATGGCACGAATTACTGGCTTCTGATTTACTCTCGGATTGGTCAGATCCGCAAGAAATGCTGGTGGAAGGACTACGGCGAGAACGTCACAATCACTGCCTAATTCTACTACCTGTTTTGCAGATGTAACGCTGTCCGCAAACTGCTTTACCTCAACCTCACCATAAATGCGGCGAAGGTCTGCCTCCTGTGCCTGTGTCATTGTGTGTCTGCTTACCCATAAAATTCTCATATTAAACCTCTTTCTCCCCCGTTGTGGCGATAGGACACCAATTTACTTACTACCTCGTGTTAGCCCATAAAATTTGTTTAACTCGAATGCTCTGTGAGTGGCGCAATGTTTTGTGCTGTTGTGTCGTGTTATGTTCTGTCCTGTGCTGTTATGTTTTTGATATATGAGCCATTCTTTTCTCAGATGGTGCATACCGTTACACCATCCATAGAACACTCGAATTAAGCACTGAAATTGTTTAGACGGCTATCTTGTCGATTTCTTCAAAGACACTCTCCAACTCAGAAAGCGACTTATACCGATTTTGGAAGCTTCTTAGCTCTGCGTAAGCCCTCTGTAGCAACTTCTGATACTCGTCAGGTTGTGTTGCAAAATGTGTTGTCGGCATATACACATTTCTCTGACTTGTGATCTGGAAGTGCCTGATAGGCGGTTTGTTGTCCTGCTTTGGGACAACTACAAAGAACTGGATAAGCTGTCTTGCCTGCTGCAAGCGATATTTCTCTGCCGCTATGCTATCGTTCCATTCAAAGCACTTATGAAGCTCTGACTGTTCGTCTCTTGCTTTCTCAAGCACTTGTTCTGGCGTTATCTCTGTATCTCTTCCAATTTCATCCAGGCACTTTGCGGCATTGGCTTTGAAAATCCCTTCTATTCTCCATTTAATTTCGTCCATAGGCTATCTCCCTACTGCATAAACGCCGGAAGTTCCTGCTGACCGTCTGCATCAGCTTTTAACTCTCGATTTCCAGTTACAGGCTCAACAAATGTTTCTGAATTTGCTTCATTTTTAATTTCATATGCAACATTTTCCTGCTCAATTTCAATTGGAGAAATGTCCTCAAACTGATCAAGTCTGTCGGATATCTCAGAAATATTACCATCTGTACTCGTATTTGCGATCATTTTGCACAAACGGTTGATTACAGTTTTCTTTGACATCTGATCTTTAAATTTTGTGTGTGTACTGGCAGCATCCTCTTTTAATCCGCCCATTCGCTGATTCCATGCTTTCTTCAACTGGTTAATATTCATGATCTCTACTATCTGGCTTCCATCTATCATTGTTCCGACAGCATAAGCACCTTTTATCTTGTCATTATCAATGTTCATGAAGTCCTGTGTGTGTTCATCAATAACTTTCTCGCCATTAACAATGTGATATTTAAATGTATCGCCCTCATAGATGATCTCTGCGCTGATCTTCTTTAAGCCGTTACGTTTTGCCAACGTAATATTTCCGAAGTAAGATTTCTGGAATTGGCACTTTCCACCGTAGGCGATAAAATATCCCTGCTTTTTGTTGACATTGAGTGCCAATGTGGCCATTTCCATAAGTGAATTTACAATACTAGCCTGTGAGCAGCTTTCAAGAACCGGACGTTTATCTTTATCAACGGTCTCTTTTAATATCAGATACGCTCCAGTTAATGCATTTGCTACGTTGTAGTCTTTTGGAAATGCCAAGCCAAAGTTCTCTTTCTCTTTTAATTGGCGTACAAGCCCATCAATAAGGCCATTATTTACAATTAAACTGGCCTGCTGATTTCCTGTACTTAACGCTTCTGCTTTAGCCGCTGCCATTATTCCTCGCCCTCCTTAATCTCAATGTGCATCTTGTCAAAAGACTTGCTCAAATCATCAAATGATTTGAATGTGTTATTGCAAAATATAAGGTATGCAGAAATGTCGTTCATTAAATTGCCTGTAATATATTCTATTTTGCCTTGCGTCACTTTAAACTTTAACCCTGTTGGGAAAAGCACGTTATCACCTTTTGCAACCTCAACAGCTCCACTGTAGTATATCGGCTGCTCTTCCTTTTTCTCTTCTGGTTCCTTTCCCTGCTCGTGCACAGTTTCCAGATCTTCATCTTGTTTTCTTTTTTCCAATTTTTTCAGTAGCTCATCTGACGCTTTACTTAATGCTGACAAAAAACTGATATCGTCAACACTATTTTTATAAACTCTCACGCCCATCTCACCTGTCTTTTCGTCCTCGACAAGAACGGCATTAAAAGCTAATCCGGCCTTAATTGTAAATCTAGTGCTCATATTATCCTCCTTATTTTGTTTTTGCCTTATTGTTGCAGCACTCTGCTTCGCTAATCTCTGGTGCTCTTTTGATTACCTTAATATTGCTTCTTCCATAAGCTTCTACCCATGAAAGGTCTACTGGTTCGTCTACTACTGTGACTTTTGTGCCGTTTGGAGTTACTGCTTCGTCTCCTGGCTTTAAATCTTCCTCTGTCGCAAAACAATAGCTTCTTTTGCTGCCCTCGTATCGGGCTTTTACATAATTATTCATTAGCTTCCTCCTTTTAATATTTTTTTACTGCTTAATTTCTTCTGCAAAGATTGATGAAGAAAAGATACAAACTGGACGGACACCGCAGCTGCCGTAGCAACCATAGATGTCGACGTAGCCAGACGAAAGAACAACGGCAGTCCACATATAATATTCGTTGCACGGCGTACTCCATGGAGTAAGTAACCACCAGCAATACCCTTCGTTTGGGATCAGGCTTCTATATTTTCTGTACTCGTCAAGTGCAAGCATTGATACCTTATCCTTACACTTTTCATATTCCTTCTGCCCATCAACAGATAACAAATCCCTTTCAAATTTAATAACATTCTCCTCTCCAATTTCATTTTCTATTTTTTCAAGGAGATCACTATTCAGATGCTGACGTAGTTCACTGATTCTCCAGTCATTTATGTCTGGATCAAATCTCATCAACTCTGATTTTTCTGCAAGGCACATGCAACCCGAATCAAGAACATCAAGGATTTTCCATTTTAGCCCTGCAAGTTCGAACTGATTACCTGCTTTAGGCTCAACATCAATTTTTCTTTTTGAATTGCCTTCTAAGATATTTACTCTTTTCTTTAGATCATTGAACTGTTGTTGCAGTTCTTCTAATGTCAATTCAGCCATTTATTTTCCTTTCGATACAAAGATGTTGGATTTTAGGATAAAAGCCGGGCGAACATTATTGCCTTCACAGCAGTAGCTGCTGTTGACATAGCCAGATGGGCGAACAACTGCTATAGAATTATTGTAGTCACAATGCAGACCGCTCCATGCTGTACAAGTCCACCACTGTCTACTCAACTTTTTGTTAACAAGCAAATTGATATACGCTCTAACCTCGCCAAAGGTCAGCGGTCTTACTTTACAGGTAAGCGCTCCGTAGTCATCCTGACCGTTTACAGTTGTTAGATTTACGCAATGTTCTACAAGATTCTCGGCTCCGATTTCGGATTCAATAGCCTGTTGGATTTCACCCTCAATATAATTTTTTAACTCGGATGCCTTGTAATCTGCTGTGTCATATGCAAATCTTCTCACTTTTGCTAGATAGCCCTTTGTGATAACTTTGGTTATTCCTTCGCATTGTTCAAGAACAATGCATTCCCTTTCTCCGACAAGAAATGTCTCTCCAGGCATTAAGCTAGCCAATTCAACCTTGTTACTCTGCTCTCTTTCTTCAAGCATTTTTACCAATGCTCTTGCAGCTTCAAGTTCTTTGCTCATGTCTGTCTCCTTTCTTATAGTCGTGGTGACTTGACTAAATCACGTACAACTCTATATTTTGAGATGTTTTCTCCATCTTTCTCGACAAAGTAGAATGCCCCATCATTCGGCTCTCTGAAACCGCTGTAGTATTTTGCATTTACTACTGCTGCATCCTGCTCTTTTGAACGGCTGCACCATTCGCGGATTTCTGCGCCGAGGTAACTTTCTCTGCTGTTCACTACAACCATTTGCTTTCTCCTTTCTTTTCTTCTCTGGTGGATTGTAACAGTCTATGAACTCGTGCAAGTCATATAAGCTGTATCCTCTAAATTTCAATGTTTCATTTTGTTTCCATAAGCGTTCTGCTCTCACACCAAATTCATCCGAAAAGCTCTGGATCAACCCCTTCATGGCTTTCTGCCTAGCTCTTTTAATTTCTGTTGCCGTTCTTTCAGACTTTGGCATTATTGCATCCACTCTTCTATAGATATGTCCAATCAGCTCTAACCGCTGCTCCTCTGTTAACTTCATAGGCTTACTGTAACTGGCGATAAATCGCCTGAATGATCTTGGCATCATACAACGCATTGTGTTTTACTCCTTTAGGAAGTGGCTTCCCCAGCTTTGTTAAGAGTTGTTCGCGTGATAAATCAAACGCTTCCTTTTCAGAAATTCTTAGCACCCTTGCAATATCCTGATTGATGTCGTGGCAACTTGCTGATACGCAATTAGGAAGCTCCAATGCGGAACTTGCCAGAAGATCAACCAGTAAAACAAAATCGTAATGAGATACATCTGACACAAATTGAATATCACTCTCAAAATGCTTAAGCCATTCAAGAAGTGATTCTCGTACCTCATATTTGCTACCAACCACAAATACGGTGTTTTCCTTGTCTAGCAGCTCTGCAAGCTCCTTGTTCTCGCCCTTTACCACTGTATTTGACAATACATTTTCCTTAATCCAAGGTGAAATCTGATAATCTGCAAAATCATTAAGTTCTGCGTAAAAGGATTCACCGCTTGCAGATACAATTCCAATACTTATTAGGGTTGTGTCTTTATGCAATCCTGTAAACTCCGCATCAAAGTACAGATTTATCATCTTCCTTCGCTCCTTCCTTTTCTTTATATTCCTCTGCCTGCTCCATTCCAATAATGTAGGCAAGCTGTTCTTCTGTTAAACATGGAAGCAGCCGTGTTGCTGTTTCAAGCAATTGCTCTTTGCTTTCCCCATGATAAATAAAAATTGTTGATCACTCTCCTTCTTCGTTGTCTTCAATGTTGTTTGGATTTAGCATTATCATTAACAGCTTCTTCCAAGCAAACGATGTGTTTACGGTATATCCCTTTGCGGTTTGATACTGCATATGTACCACGTGTGGGTACTTTGCTTTAATCGCCGCGCTTACTGTTGTTGGTGTTCCATCTGGCATTTTTACATTCAGCACAACAATGTCGCCCTGCTTTGCTGTTTCTTTCAGCAGCTCCGTGTCTTTGCTCATTTCTCCGCTCAAACGCGGCAATATTATTTCTCTTAGATTCATACATTTCCTTTCTGTATGGCTCAGGCATTCTAGCCCAAGCCACGATTTCATAGCCTGAATCTTCAAATCCACCGTCTGGCAAATTTGCCTGGCAAGCTTCTTTCGAAACCCACCATCTAAATCTGTTCTTTGGGTCTGGTCCCCAATAATACTCATGGGTAAGTCTAGTCTCACCCCATCTAATTGTACACAGCAGATAGCCTGCGGTCTTATCTGGCATCTTTTTAGTCATCCAGAACATCTTTTATCACCTCTCTTAATTTGTATTTGCAGCTTTTCTTTTTTGCTTACGATGTTGTGACCGTGTTTTCGATCCAGCCAAGCAAATAGTTATTCTGGATACTGGAGCAGCTATTTGTCACTTCGCTCAACTTCTTCAAAGTGCGCTTTTTCTGCTCTGTCAAAAAACGGTATGTCTTAGGCTTTTCCTTTTTATCTGTCATCACGCCTGCACCTCCTTTCTACATGTTTCCATTCTTTCAATATAGCTAATCATGTCAGCAAAGCTTTCTGCTCTGTACAAGATTGCTCTGTTTGTGTCAGCAAGTAGTGTGTATGCACTATCAAACTGGAATATGTAATACTTATGCATTCCCTCGTAGTACATGCAATCTTTAAGTATTACAAACTTGTTGATATCAAGCATTGTTTGTTCCTTTCTTTCTTATGTAACTTCTGCTATCATTTCTGCCTTCATCCTGGCGGACTTGTTGATAAAGTGGATTTGCCCTTTTCCAGTTACAAGCGTTGTTCTTGTGATTCTGACGCTTCCGTCTGGATTCACAACGGTACGCTCCTTAACTTCAAAGAGTTTCTGTTCCATCGCCTTCTGTGTCGGCATGTTTTTACTACCGCCACATTTAATTAGGTAGTCATTTTGACGCATCCACTCAAAGAGTCTGTTTTGCCCGATCTCATGGCCATTCTGGCAAATCAGTTTTGCCATGTCTCCAATCAGGATCGAGGTCCTGCTAGACTCCACTGCATCCGCAAAGATTTCTTTTGGCTTCATGCGCTCTGTGTCTGCAATCAGTATCTTATTATCTGCCTTGAGCTTATCAATCTCGTTATTAGCAATCTTTAAGGCTCGTGCCATCACCTGCTCTGGTGTATTCCATGCCTTTTCGAGATCAATGAAGTACTGGCGGTACTGCTTGCCCTTGTCGGTACGCTGAATCATGCAGATCTGCTTTGCCATGTCGATGGAGATTTCATGATCAATCATATTCTGTCCGCCGTGACTCTCGCTTTCCATTTTTGGAAAGCGAGTTTTGAAATCTATGTTAACTTCAAAACCATATTCACACATGCGATTAAACCACGTTGTATAATTGCTTTTAATCTCTAGTCCTTCATGCAGTTCTCTTGCCGACACAGTAGGCTGCTCTGACTCGTAGTTAATTCTCAAGAGTTCCATGTTCCGGCTCCTTTCTGTTAAATTTTCAATGTCCGTTTGTTTGTTACGCTTACAGTATAGTTTATTAGGAATACTTTGTCAATAGTTTTTTGATTGTTTGACAAACTTTTTTGTTGACTTAACAAACAAAACTTGCTATAATAATAATGGAAGGAGGTGATAAGATGGAAACTACAATAGGTGAGAGAATAGCAATGGTGCGAAAAAGTCGAGACTACACCTTAGAAAAATTTGGAGAAGCCATTGGAATAAAGAAAGGTTCAGTTAGTCTACTAGAGCGTGGTATCAATACTCCAGCTGACAGAACGATTTTCATGATTTGCAACAGATTTAGCGTAAATGAACAATGGCTCCGTACCGGAGAAGGCGATATGCTTAAGAACGTTACACCATCAGAAGAGATTGCATCATTTCTTGGCACGCTTGCAATAGCAGGCGATGAAAATTTCAAAAAGCGTTTAATCCTTTATCTTGCGCAAATGAAGGATTCAGACTGGGAGAAATTGGAACAAGTGCTTGATACTCTTCTTGCAGGAAAAGATATCATCTTTCCGCCAGGCACCAATGACAAACAAAACTAATTAACCAGACAGTGGGTATCCGTAATGCGGATACCCATTTGTTTTGTATACAAGGCGAATTTCTGGTTGCTATTTTGTGAAAACCTGTTTATACTATTTACATAGTGCAACACAAGCACAAAAGGAAAGGAAGAAAAGGACATGAAAAAGAAATTTGTAGCTGTACTGTGTAGTTGTATGGCATTGCAAGCAGTGCCAGTATTTGCAGAAAGCGAAGTGGAGACAGAAGCAGAAACTATTGATTATGAAGCAAAGTATAATGAATTGCTCAAAGACTACAACGATCTTCTTAAACTATATAATGAATTGCTTGAGGGTGATGAGGAAGAGAGTTCTGAGGCAGAAACCGAGGCAGAACTCCCAGACGGTGATATCCTGTTCAAGGATATCCCTTGGGGAACAAATTTTGCAAATGTGCAGAGCTTAACACCAGAACTTAACCTCCAAGCATCTATAGATCAGGCGCTTCCTGTCTATTCAGTTGATGATATTGTCTATGGTGGAATTACTGGTGTTGACTATGATTCGACTGGTTTTATGGCAAGTGCTTTCGCTTCAAACTATCAACAGCCAGCCTTTGGATATACAACATCTTCTGTATATGCGTATTTTGTTTGCCCTTCAGCAGACGGTGTAATTGACTATAATGTGGCAAATGCTATGCTGTACGGTGTTACATACGAATTTAATACAAATGATGTTAGCCCAATGGCAAATGATTTAAAAGAGCAATTAACAGCTACTTATGGCGAACCTTCACAGGATTATGACGAAGATTCTTTCTCAACTAAGGACGGCTCATTTATATTTAATCTCTATGATGGTCATTTTACTATTTGGGAAACAAAGACCTGCATCTTATCAATCCACTCTTGCGATTATGGTAAGGATGCTGCCGCTCCAAGCACAATCCAGATTAACTATGCATGGAAAGATGCATCTGATATCTTAGAGCAGAATGATAAAATTGTTTCAGCCCAGTAAAACATTAAGAGGACACCCATTACTGGATGCCCTCTTTTTATTTTGTCAAGATATAATAGACGACTCTGAGTGTGCTTAGTCTTTCCTCATTCCTCAAGAGCTCTCTGATCTTTTTCTTATAACACCATATCGTTGCTTCTTCAGCATCTTTTTCAATATCCTTTTCAGTTCTACTTTCCGCCATTCATTGCCCTCTCTTTCCTCTATTCTCTCGTCATTGCCTGTGCGATCAGCTCACAGCGATATTTCTTTACATCGTCTCTATCTGTTAGCTGATACAAAAAATCAAGCAATTCCATTTCGTTACGTTTTCCTTCTGGAATGAACGTGGACATATATGTAATCGCTCTTTTTACATATTCGTTGCCTTTTAGCTCTGCAATACTATCTAAAAAACGTCTAACCACATCACACATATAATCACCTTTCCTTTGCAAATGCATCCACAGAAATTTCGTATGCAACTTTAACCATTTCTGTTTCATGTTCTCTTTTGATATAAGTTCTGCTCTGGATTCTTCCAGACAGTCTAATTTTGTCCCCAACCTTTAAATTTGATGCCTTTCGAGCAAGCTGATTCCAAGCAATACAATGCAAATAATCGCTCTTGCCATATGAACGATTTACAGCAACTATAAGCTCACATAACTCCTTTTTTAATGGTGTTGTGCGATATATCGGTTTGCTGCATAAATACCCAGTCAATGCAATTTGGTTCCTATGTTTCCCACTTTCTGCTTTGATTTCACGAACCAGAAAGTACTGCTGTACATGTCTCTTGCCGTCACTGGTATAATAATTCTTGCTTCGCCATTCTCCAATCACTGTCACTTCATCCTGACGCTTTAAAGCTCCGATTCTATCCTTTGCAACAGCGATTGGTATTTCATCCTTTACTCCGCTCAGGCGGCTTGTCTCGATGGTGTTTGAACAAAAATCACTCTCCAAGCAGTCTAATGTTGTAAAATTGTCTAGTAATTTACCATGAATAATGGCAAAATTAACCATTGACTCTGTTACTTTGCAGTTGTAAACTGTCATCATTAGTAGCCTCCTTTCTCTTTTCTGCTATGGTATAGATAATAGCACTGGTGACTACAATTGTATTGACTTTGTTCACATTTTTTTCGGTCAAAGTTTTTTGGCTATTTTCCAAACTTTTAAGTGCCAGAAAACTTTGACTTTACCTTTTGTTTGATGTAGCCAATAAATTATACTTTTTGTTTTTGCTAAAGTACAATTTATTGTAAAAATGACATTTTGAACGAATATGAAGGGTGGTTTTTGACATGAGAAATAGAGTAGCTGATACTGAACGGCTTGTAAAAGTCATTATTTATTCGCGCAAAAGCGCAGGATTGTCGCAAATGGATTTGGCAAAAGCACTCGGAAAGAGTGTAGGGACGATTAAAAATTGGGAGAATGGTCTTGGTGCACCAGACTTCCCAGCGCTGCTAGAGTGGTTTGACAGATGTGGTGTCGATGTAGAAAAATGTCTTATGGCTATCTATGATCCTAACAAATACGAGCGTATTTATCGCCCTAAAAAAGATAGTGAGACACTGTCCGCTCTGCAGGAATACTTAAAGCATGAAGATGCTGCGTATCTGAAACGTCTGTATTACAATGTCTTTTGCGATACTGGCTCTGATTGGCACGCACAGCTTGATATGCTTACAGCATTGAACAAATTGCCGCTTGCTGACCGTATAACGTCAGCTCAAGCATATCTCGACAATTTTCTAATTCGGAAGGCACGCGGCGAGGTTAAAGACGCTTTTATAGAGCCTGACTTAAAACATTTAGAAGAATCAATACAGCAAGCAAAGCAATCTGTTTGTGAGAGAAAAGATTCTTATCTTAATAATTTGAAATGATAGGGTGTTCCCTATCATTTCAGTTGGAATAATAATAAATTGCAACAGCTTTTTTCCATCCATTTCCACTATCAGATGTCTGAACATAGATATCGCCTTTTCTTCCATTGCTAATCGGCTCTGCTGTTCCAAACGATATAGATGTCTCGTCTAATATGCGATATTCTTTTTCACTGCTGTCGTACAACATCAGTGATCCATCTTTCCTGTTTAAGCCAATCCATCCCAGCGTTGTTCCACTTCCACTAAATTTTATATATGATGCATTCCCAACTCCATTAAGGTCTAGCGCAGTAGTTATCCCTGCGGTTATTCTTAACGATTTTTCAAAAACTTCCAACCTAGCGCTAAAATCAGTATTATCTGCGTTCCACTCGTGAAAATCCAAATATTTTCCAATCTCCATCACACCAGTCTGGTCAATCCACGGAATTGCGTTCGAAATATTCTTTGAGGAATCAACTATTTCCATTCCGCTCAATTTTTTTGAGTTTCTGGAATTTTCAACTGTTGTTATTAAATTTTCAAAGTTTCCAACATGCAATATTGCGTTATTGGTTGAGCCATCGTTGATGTATACATTTTTATCATCATTTGACACACCAGGAAATAACACTATATCATTCGCTGATGTAAGGCTTAGGTGTTGTGAACCAGTTAAACGTAAATAGCCTTTTGTTGTTATAGCCATATCTTCATCACCAATGCTTATCATTGCTTTTCGCAGATATAGTTCACCAGATTTCATTCTTGTACCGATCATAACACTTTCTGGCGTTGCGCTAATTATAAATTCCTCTGTATCTGACGTTGGACTAATTACCCTAAAGGTCTTATTAAAAAATGCATCTAGTCCAGTAATAGTGCCTGTGGTGATACTGGTAGCATCTAAATTGATGATAGAGACCTCTGAGGCATCTATAACGCCTGCTGTTATTTTATCAGCAGACATATCCTGAATTTTCGCATTGGTAATTTGCGCATCACCAATCATTACACTTGTTATCCAACCCTGCTGAATATTTGCTTTATCAAGTCTGGCAAATAATATATTTGCATCATTTACCGTGATTGTGCTTGCCTGCAAGTTCGTGATCTTTGCATCTACAGCATTTAATTGGTTAAATGTGGCTTTTTTTGCCGTAATTTCCTGAAGGCTAAGAATATCATCTTTAACTCGTTGCAACGCTATTTCAGATGGACTTTTCACCTCTTTTTCTTCAAAACCATAGGATGCCACTTCCGACAGCAAGCCACCATCAAATGTAATGGTGTGCTGCATCACTGGAACATCTATAAGATTATTTTTAGCATCAACTATTGTAACGACATCACCTACGTCAAGTCTCGGATCTCCCATAAACGAAAATGACACTGGATAATACCTCGTATCCTTTATTTTTTCAAGGATTTTATCGAGCCATTCCTGTGTCATTACTGGATTGCTTAAATTTGTATTTATATTTGTTCCTGATTCATAATGATTGTTCTCTGTATCACAGCTGATGCCTGAAATTTGGCACATCGTTTCTGATTGTAGCAGATCATCAAAATATCTATTGGTCTTAATTAGATATGTGTGTGATTCTTTTAAAAATTCGATTGTATTATAGATAAATGATAAGTTTTGGTCTTCTAAATAGCTACCTGCTGTATCACCTATCTTTCCTGGGTGATCAGTTGCTAACGCTTCATACCATCTAAATGTTACTTTTCCGTTTCTATCGCATATAGCAAATGTACCGTGGAGTTGTGCGATGTATCCAACCACCTGCTGCATTGTGAAACCATCAAACGGCTCTTTGTATGATTTCTCTCCCGACTGGTCGTTAATCGTCAATATTCTATCTACCATCAGGCTATCAGATAATTTGCTTGTGTCAAACTCAACACCTGTCTGTTTACTTATATCAGTTAAAAATTCTTTACTTTCTACTGGATAGTTTGCAATTTTGCTTTTATATGCTTTAGCTAACTTTGACTCTAGCCTATCATATGCTGTAAAAGTAAGCAGATTTCGGTCTTTTTTTTGCTCTTTTATCGTAAAATACCCCATTGGTATCCATTCTATAGTGCCATCAGCTGTTGCTCCGATTTCAAGTCTTACTTCCGTACCTTTTACAAAATCTTGCGACTTTGTAAACATAGATACTTCTATTTTGGAAGCTGTAGCTCCACCCACATAAAAATAGCTATCAGGAGTTGAAAAATTTGTTTGAACTATCTCTTGGATTCCATCTGATATTCCGTTTAGCCTTGCGTAGAACGTTCTTCCGCTGCCTGATATAACTTTATCTAATGCTTCTGATACCTGATACATGACGATTTCCTTTCTCTAGCACGGTATACTCCGTGCTAGATATTTGCTTTATTTTTTATTCTCCGAGGATGTATCTTTTTTCTTCTTCTGTGAGAATCTTCATCCCTTTAATCTTTTCTGCTGACACCTTTCCACTTTTGTACAGTCTTTTTAAACTCTCTACCAAACTTCTCATGCCAGTACTCCTTCCTCGATCAGCTGCAAGGTATATGCATCTATCATTTCTGTTGCGTATCTTGTCATTTCTTCGCTTGGCTCTGTATCGCCTTCGTAATCAAGATATTGCTCTGGGGCTTGAATAATCTCCTCTTGCGTCAACTTAAATGTCCTGAATATATTGCCATCATACTCATACATCGTCTCACTGCCGTTTTCTGGACCATCAATCGTAATCTTTTGCTCATCTGTACAAATGACTACATCCATTCCTTTTTCAAGCGGATAGAATGCTGCGCTTAGCTGTGGCATCGTAAATCTCATCTTCTCCATAATTGTTTAATCTCCTCTCATGAGTGGATACAATTTCTTTACATCTCTTTATATCTTCCGAGACATGATACTTTTGTTGAAAACGTTGTGTGTTTGAATGTTTAATAGCTCCATAACGCCCGATATAGCTTTTAGCCAATGATAGCGGCACTTCTTTCTTTTGGTGGACTCTTTTTCTTACCTTCTTTGCAGTCCTTCTAAATCTCAAAAAATTTGATGAGCGTACAGTAAGACTTCTTCTTGATATTTTTCTTCCTAAAATATCAATGTATGTAACACTCAGATCAATGAATTTTGATGTTTCCTTAATTTCTAGCCCTAAAAAATCTGAAACATAACTTGAAAATCTTTTTACTGCCATTTTTAAATCCTTCAAGCTTTTCGAAACGATTAGTATATCGTCCATTTGAAACAAAGCATGAGATACAAGATTGACACGATTAGTAGCTCCGTTCCTATGTTTTCTTAATTTGTATACCTGCTCATTAACATAATGACACGCATATGACATGTAGTAATTCGCAAGATATTGGCTAAGGTATGAACCGATTGATAATCCACCCTCAAACGAATCAATTAAGAAGAAAACGAGATGTATAACATCGTCGTTATCTACATCTCACCTTAACAATTCTTTTAATTTACCTTTAGGTATGGTTTCATAATAATGCCTGATATCTGCTTGCCATCCCCATCTTATATCATGGTTGTCTACCCATTTCTTAATTGCTTTTGCGCCAAATTCGCATCCCTTGTTCTTTAATGCTCCGCATTGGTAAAAGCCTATTTTCTTTCGGAATAATTCTTCCATTGCATATACAGCTATATAGTCGTATATCTGTTGCTTTACATCTTGTATTCCTATTTTTCTAACCTTTCCGTTACACTTATCAACTTGGTATCTTTAACGAATTGGCTTTACAATATATTTCTTTTCGATAATTTCTTGTTGTATACCGTCTATAACAGTATTGATCAATCCTTCCATCATGAAGTGCTCTTTGCAGATCTTTTTTATGATTTCACATGGTAACTTTGAGTACTCTGAGAACATTCTTATAGTGTCCCCACGGTTCATCTTTCCGCTTATGCAATCTCTTACTGCTCGTTCAACCAATATTCTGTTAGTTATATCTATTCTTTTGCAACAACGTTTCAAGTATTTTTATCCTTTTTTGTAAATATCGTTTAAATTCCGAGGGACGTTCGGATGTCTACTAGCCCCAACCTATGTCTTTCACATAAGTTATCGGAATGCCCGTCGGCGTTCCGATTCCCTTTTTGTTGCCTATTTAAGTGCTGCTTACACAACAACGGAATTACATCCGCGAAATGCCACACTAAGTACCAACGTACTATTTTGTCCCGTCAGACATATAAAAGCAGAGAGCGTAGTTCCAGTTCGCGTTCGTCACGTCGTTCCTGAGATTCGCGTAGGAGAATCCGGCATTCGACCTGTTCCTGAGATTGCCGCGCCCGTGTGTGACAAGTCCTATTTTAAAATTATTTCTGTATACTATTTAGAGGGGCAGCCCCCTCTTTTGCTTGCGCAAAATTCACCCCTAAAAGGTTCGGAATTAAACGCAGAGAGCGCAGTACCAGTTCGCGCTCGCCACGCCGTACCCGAGACCCGCGCAGGAGAACCCGGCACCCGACCCGCCCCAGAGAACGCCGCGCCTTAGCGCTTCGCGCCAACCTGTTCCATCACCACCATTATATTGTCTGTCGCCAACACCGACCGAATCTCCTGAACCCTTGCTCTTGAACCATATAACACCTGTAGACAAGTCTATATCAATGTCGCCAATCCAAAAATCATCGGTTGTTTCAAGATCTACAGTTGCGATTTTTGTCCAGTTCGCGGCAGTGCTTGACCATGCAGCAGTGCCTCTAACGTAGTAGTCAACTGTTGTTGCTGTGGTCTTGTTCCACAACTCGTTCATTGAGATATAATATGCACCAACCATATCTTCAATACCACCAAGTTTGAATGCATGTTTGCCATCATTCTTGATATATCCATCCACTCCAAGCACCTTGTCAGTTTGTCCTGCATGTAATGGCATTGATGATATATATGTATCTTCTGTAATTGTCATATTTTGCTTGCCAACATATACTCTACTGTTATCTGTTCCAGATATTGCTTCGATAGCTGTTATTTTGACTTTATCTGCGATATTTCGCATGTATGCCTGTCCACGATCCAGATTGTCTGTGTGACCAGTTGCATCTCCGATGGATACTGTTGCGCCAACATAAAAGCTATTTGCCTGCGCTGTTGGAATTACAACATAATTAACTTTTTCTCCAGTCTGTGCAACTTTAGTTTGCGCACTATATGAAGCACATCCTTGAAAGACTTTCTGACTATTTTTTGTTGCATACTTCATCCATAGCATACACAGCAGATATGCCGTTCGCTCTGATCCAGAGCCATGATATCCTGTTCCTTTCTTCTGCAGCTCAGTATTTCCAGACTGGGCTGAAACAAAGTTATAAATTGCATTTCCAGATGATGAATATAAAATTCCATCAATTTGTCCTGCATAGTATTTTGTCAAAATACCATAACCGAGTTCTTTGCTGCACCATGGTGTAACTGTTGTGCACTCTAATTCAGGATGTGGCTTCGTTGCAAAATGCACAATATAATATGTGTCAAATTTCTGAATGCCCCAATAAGTTAAAGGAACCATAACTCCAACATCTACTTTTCCAATATCAGAATATCCGTTACCGCCTTTAATCGCTACTGGGGTCTTATTCTCTTGCTCGTCAATTACAAAATTACAATCAATTGTCTGAAAAGCACTATGATTTGCAAAATCATCCTGCCCCTTTACAGTTTCCGTTGAAGGTACGGCTGTTAATCCAACTGATGCATTCATCTTTTCACCGTTTGGACTGGTACTCGTCTCATAGTAATAAAACTTTGTTGAGAAAACCTCGTCTGTTGCTGTTTGTTCCCAGAAATTCTTCCAATCAAATTTCGAAACATCTGTTACTAGTGTTTTTACCGTTTTTAAAAGATTTAAAATTTCTTGTGATGTTGACTCCATTGCTACATCTACTGCCACTGCTGCCATTTTTTATCCTCACTTTCCATCGTCATACATTACTCTCAGTCCACCACTTTCATTTATACTCAAAGTGATTCCCTGACCATTTGCTTTCTTTGCAAGTTCCTTTGTTAAATCCACTATATTAGTTTCTTGAGTTTTTGATGCAGCCTTTAATTCTTCCACATCTTCCCAATTTGCAAGATAAATTATTTTGTCAGCCATACACCTTCCTCCTCTACTTTGTTATCCTTGCAGCCAAGCACCCTTTGGCTGAGTCGAAGAAAAATTCTATGCCAGTACCATCGGCCTTTGTTTTTAACGCTGTGTCCTGTTCTACATTCTTCTTTTCAACCTTTGCGAATCTATCCCCAACTGCTTTTGCATCGGCTGGCGTGTCTGCTTGTGACAATGTGGTATCTGTAGCATCTCTAAAGGATTCTTTTACATTTGATCCATCAACTTGCATTACGCCTTCTGCGTTGTCATACACAAGAAAAGTATCTGTGGATTTTACAGCCGTTTTTTTCTTATATTCCGTCCATAATCCCATAATGATCACCTAACCTTGCTCATCAAATTTAATGGCTGCGCACTGTTTTTCTGTGTCATAGTACAAAGTCATTCCTTTTCCTGTTACTTTTTCGTTCAATCCATCTCCAACCGCCTTTGCATCTGCAAAAGCACCAGGAACAGTGAGTGTTTTGTCAGTTTCCAACGGATGAGTCTTATGATACTTTTCAACAGCTGCATCAATTTGATCTTCCGTTACAGTTGCGTTCTGAACCTTACGATTTAAAATACCAATGACGTCTTCTGGTTTCATATTTACTCCTTAAATCTTGTTCCAAGTTGCCGTTGACTCTTCGAATTTATAATAATCGCCAGTATCGCTCGCTAGGAAAGAGCTGCCTGTCGCAACATACGTAGGAAGCTTGCCTACATCTTTTGCAAGCCCCTCATAACTACGCACATTCCCTTGCGCAGACGTACATACCAATGTACCCATATCTGGCACTTCTTGACCAGGCTTATAAAACTGTCCATCTTGTTTCACTGTGTAATCATATGTCATGCTTTTTACACCTCGCTCTTCTCTAGCATCATGTTAATCGCTTCAAATTCAAGCTCTGATGCTTCTATGTTTTCAATCAAGCTAATCGGGATTTTGTAAACATCTACATCAACTTCAATTCCATCCAGCAATTCACCCAACTCTGATTCTAGGTTTTGCTCCATTCCCTTTTTGGGCACAATGTCACCATTTTTCTTTTTATCGCAGTACTTTTCAATCAATTCATTTCTTGATTCTTGGAAAGGAATTGCAGCCTTATCCAGTGTTTCAATATTATGGTTGATTGCATAAATCGCCTTAATTGGCTTCCTTACACCATTGTTTTTAAACGATAAAAGTCCATTGATTGTCTTTACCAGTGTTCTATTTGACATCTTCATTTTGATACCTCATTTTTCAATAAAATTTGCAGCAACACCAACATATCTAGGCAGTCCATCAGCATACGAATAGACTGGATATGTCGGTGTTCCAACATTAAATTTGCGTGTTTCTGTTTTCCCAGACTTCGGATTTCGGAAAGCGATCGGAAAAAATGGTGGTTCTATTGCAGCAGCAAAAGCTACTGCTTCTTTATCATCCAAAGGTGCTAGCACAATATTTAACTTAATTTTCTTTGCTATGATGTCACCCTCCATATCACCAGACGCAACTCGCCCTGTATTGCGGCTCCAGATGATGTTATCTGTTACCGTCAGGTCTTTAACTTTCAGCTTCAATCCACTTATGATTACGGTTTTTACTGGGCCATCCATTGCATTGCTTCCCTCCTTTACGTTAAAAGTTGTGCCTTACCTGTCTGTATGACTCTGCTGTTGTTTTCCTTTTTGACAACCTCAAAGATCTTCTTTGCATCGCCCTGGAGAACAACATTAACTGTCACATTTCCATTTCCTCCACCATTTCCACTGTAACGTGCCATAACTGCTTCCATTCCACTCGCTACGGCACTCTGCATTACACTTGCAAGTTGTGACTGGTTTAAGACCTCTGTCCTGCCGCCTACATGTCCCACAAGCTCTGGTCCTGCTTCGCCTGCAATAAACATCGAACCTGCATTTACTGTACCTCCTGCATATCGTGGAATGGCGCTAAAGCTTGACATGAAGTCTTTTGTAATAACTCCTCCACCGCTAAACTGTGGTATATCATGCCATCTTCCACCATAAAAGGCTCCTCCTGTGGATTTTTTAGTACCTGAAACTATGCTTGAAATAAATGCTGTTATCCCTGAAAGAATTAGCGATACTCCAGATTGTTTCTGAACCTGATTAACATATCCTAAAATTCCACTGAACCATTTTCCAGATGTAGGGATCGAATCTCCTAATGACGTTACCCAACCTGTCAGTCCACTAAACCAACGGTTGTTCTCCGGAACTCTGTTCTGAAAATCTGTCATCCAACCTGTTAATCCGCTGAACCAACGATTGTTCTCTGGAACTCTATTTTGGAAATCTGTCATCCAACCTGTCAGTCCACTAAACCAACGGTTGTTCTCCGGAACTCTGTTCTGAAAATCTGTCATCCAACCTGTTAATCCGCTGAACCAACGATTGTTCTCTGGAACTCTATTTTGGAAATCTGTCATCCAACCTGTCAGTCCACTAAACCAACGATTGTTCTCTGGAACTCTATTTTGGAAATCTGTCATCCAACCTGTTAATCCGCTGATCACTCTATCGGCAATTGAATCTTGTTTGCTTGTCAAATTTGCTACCAAATCAAGCTTTTTTGCATAGTCTGGAAGTGCATTTTTAGCACTCACAACATTTGCTGATGCACCTTGGATTGTCTTGTCTTTTTGGGTAAGCTCACTGGTATCAAGTGATCCTGCCTTTAAATTCACTTTAAATTTCTGATCAAACATGTCAGTTAAGGTATTGCTGATTCCTAGTGTTAATTTATCAGATTTTAAAGATTCAGTTACGCTATCCAGTGTATCTCTCAGCTCATCTGCAAGTGATTTCCAAACTCCAGTCAACTTAATCCCTTTAAGTTTTTGAATTAAGTTTTTTGTATTGGTTGTTGCAGATGAAGTATTATCTCTATAGCGTCCCATAGCCACTTGCAATTTATCTACAGTCTCTCCAGATGTCTCGACAGTTCCATTTAGTGATTCCATGTTTTCTTTCATTGTTCCAAATTGAGGATTCATTTCTCGCATGACTTGCCAGAGTGCTTCCTCGTCTTCTGTAAGATTCTGAAAGTCAATGGAACCATCTCTCACTTTTTGTAAAAACTTGTCAAAAGTTTTTTCCCAAGTCTCGACTGTTCCACCGTATACATCCACTCTTGATAAGAGTCCATTTAATATATCAGCTTTCCATGAGACGGAATCATCTATAAATTTGGTTTTTAATTGCTCAAGAGCAACTACGGCATCGCCGTAAATCTTAGAAGCATCCTCTAACGCACTTGAAAATCCCTTTTGAATAGCTGCGTTTTTCTGCGTTTCAATAAGTTTTTCAAGTGTATCTTTTGTTCCTTGATAAGCCGTCTGTATGCTTCCGATTTCCTTAGCGATATCTGGTGCGTACTTTGAAATTTGTTCATAGTAAAATTTGAACAAGGACTCATCCTGCGCTGATAAACTTCCATTCTTTTTAAATTTCTCATTTATTTCCCAAAATTTATCCAGTGAATCCATCGCCGAATCAAAATTACTAAGCTCATCTTGTTTAAACTTTGGCCACTCAACATTCAACTTCGAAATGGCTTTGTTAAGGTTATCAGCTATAGCGGTATACTTTGTGTCGTTACCCCCGAATATAAGCCCCCATGCTGCCTCAAATAATCCAAAAAACGTGTTGACAACTATATTTGCACTTGTTTTTAAGATTTCGCCCCAGTTGATGCCCTTAATGAA